CGCTCTAGCCAGCTGAGCTAATTCCCCGTTGTGGTGGAGGTGGTGGGATTCGAACCCACGTCCAAAAAGTATTCATAAAAACATTTCTTACAGCTTAGGATAAGTTTCTTTAAACTTCCAAAATCAAATTTTGATATTCCATGGCCACAAAATTATAAAGGCTCTATTGGTTGTAATGTTTAGGGTACATTACTAAAACCACAATCTGCTTCCTTTTACATCTTAGTTATTTACAAGCATACTAATAACATGATGAGCATTACTTACCTACTTAGGCAGCCATTGCTAACTCAGCGTTGTCGGCTAAGATTGATGTAGGTCATCACCCAGTGCTGTAGTTTTTATTTCAATCAGATTGTCAAAAACCGGTCACCCCCAATAATTCAAAGAACGATTTATATATTATAAGTAATTTTAGGATGTAAATGAAATGCTCTATACATTGCTTCGTAAGCTTTCTTAGACCCAAACCTATTTTCTGTTCCTATATGCCATTCAATCTTTTCATAATCTTCATATGATCTAAATTCTTTATAATCATAAATAGTAAAAGTTGTACCATCCTCTGTTGTCATTTCCCATTCATTTTGAGTTACTTCATCAGAATCATCATCGTTATACATAACAGGACCACATACCTTTTCCAAATCTTCCTTAGAGGTTTCAAAATAGTGACCATGAAATGTATGATCTTGTAAACTGGAATTTTCTAATCTTTTTATCATCTTATGTATATGTTTAGTATATTATAATTATAACAAACTTTCTCTCTTTCTGAAAGATTAGTATGGCATTTGTATATTTTTATTTTCTTCTGATTTAAACTTTGCAACAAGTTTTCTACAAATAACTTTTAATTCTGTTGAGAATTCTCCTTTATCTATAATCCAATCAATGTACCTTCCATCCATTTCAAATACTTCTTTAAAAGGTTTACCTTTATTCTTTCCGAAATTAAATACGATTGTTCTCTTTCCATTTATTTCATCAAATTTTAGCTTACCTCCTAGATCAACTTGATCAGCTCTACGAGTATTTACTACCTTATCAATTTCTTCAGCAGTTTGTGGCATATCATATACTTCTCGTTGTTTTTGAAATATTTCCATAGTAGCTCTAACATCAGCTTCAGCTCTATGCGCACCTTCTAAATCTTTACCTGTGAATTTTTTATAAGTATTTGTTAAATCTCGCTTTTCATAGTTACTGTATATAAGGAAAGGATCCATTACAGCTCTACCTCTATGGTTAAATACAATACCACATCTCATAAATTCCTCACATAAGAAAGGAACATCAAAGAATAAGGCATTATACCCTCCTAAGTCACTATCACCAATAAAGTCATTGATTTCAGATGCTACTATTTCAAAGGTTGGTTTATCCTTTAACATCTCTAAAGATATGCCGTGCTTTTCTTCAGCTTCGGCTCTCATTGCTACATTTCCTGGATTTACTAATTGATTGTAAGTTTCAATCTCATTGCCATCAAAATCTGTTTTAATCATACAGATTTCAATTATGCGGTCAGCTGTTGTGCTGATTCCTGTGGTTTCTAAATCAAACCAAACTATATTTTTCTTCATACTATTCTAATTAACTTTAACTGTTATAAATATTATATAGCTAAAATTAAAGATAGTTTTAAGAATCTGTGATAATTATATCATTAATAACTTCATCTTTTTTAATCTGTTCAATTAATTCTATACCATCTATAACATGACCAAATGTAGTATAACTTGAATCCATATCTTTACCATACCATCTACCTAAACAAATAAAAAATACACCCATTGATGTATGCTCACTACCAGCATTAGCAGCACTTAATACGCCATAAGCATGAAAATTATTATCTCTACCTCTACGTGGAGGTTTAATTTCATCGTACATATATCTTCCAGGTTTTTTTGGCCCTGCTTGAATTATCCAATTTTTTATTACCCGGTAAAAAGTAATACCTTTAAATAAACCTTCATTAGCATTTCCTATAAATCTACCAACCTGAATTGGTGTTTCTTCATAAAGACGAAATTTTATATCCCCTCTATCCATTTTAAAAGTTGCGTATTTCATAAGTTTTTAATTTAATCAGGTAATGAAACTGTTATGTCTGCTGTTGCTATGGCTGTTTGCATTTTTCCTGGTAATGAATTGATTGCGCTGTTTAAGCTTCTTAAAGTTTTATCTAATTTGTTACTGCCTCCTGAACTACCTCCAGAGGATTTAGCAGCTGCACCAGTTCCAGTTATTTTTTCTAATAAGTTAGGACCATCTCCACCAGACTCTGACATCATATCTCTAATATCTTCTACTGCTCTAGCCAATGCTTTATATGCAGATCTGTTTTCGCCTAAGTCATTAGATGCTTTAAATAAATCCCCAAATGCTACTGTCTTATCAATATCTATTTTATTAATTGAATCTGCAATTTTAGAAATTCCTTCAGCAGCTTTTTCTAATTGTCCTTTTTCTGCAACATCCCCCAATGTTACTATGAATGATTTAAAATCATCTAGTTCTTGAGACATTTCAGGATTAGCTGCGTAAAGATCACTGAATGCAGTTCCTATAGAAGTTAATAATTTACCTACTGAAGCAGCAACAGCTTCTGGTTGAAAATCACCACTGAATGCTTTAAGTCCTGCTGCTATATCAGTTAATGCAGCACCAGCTCCATCAACAGCCTCAATACCTTTTTGTATTTTATTTTCATCCCAACTAAAAAATAACCAAGAATCAGATTCTTCGTTTTCTGCACCACCAATAGAAGCAAACGCAGAACCAACTAAACCTAATGTTGTTTTAATTTTCATAGCAACAGCTTCAGGATCTTCAATACCTGAAAATGTAGATAAAGCTTCTGCAATATTTCTTAATTCAGCACCTGCGCCTTGTACAGATTCAACACCTTCTGCTACTTTATTCTTTTTAATTCCAAGTAGGCTTCCCCAAAAACCACCAGCCTGTACATTACCTTGATCCGCAACGGCTGAAAAAGCTTCTTGTACAAAACCAACTGATTTAGATATAGCTGCACCAACTGCGTCAAAGTCTACTTTAGATTCAACTAATTTTTGAAATTCAGTTAAACCAATTGCAATATCCTTTAAAGCAGATCCTGCACCTTGTACTGAAGATAATCCTTCTGCTACTTTATTCTTTTTAATTCCAAATAATGATCCAAAGAATCCACCAGCATCTACATTACCTTCCTCGGCTACAGCAGCAAATGCTCTTTGTATAAATCCAACCGTTTTAGATATAGCATCTCCTAATACAACAAAATCTACTTGACTATCTACTAATTTTTGAAATTCTGTTAAACCTACTGCTATACTAGTTAATGCTTTACCTGCACCCATTACAGAATCTATTCCTTTCTTGGTTGCATTAGGACTAAATGCGTTTCCAAATACAGCTCCAAATAAACCTGTTGGGGTTGCAGCTTCTCCACCTGCTTGTGCAAAGGCTGTACTAATACCAGATAAAACTCCAGCTAATTGTACACTTTCTTCATCAGTCCAATCTAGTTTTTGATAATCTTTTAATCCTACTGATAATAAACTTAATGCTTTACCTGCAGCTGCAAATCCTGCGGCAGCCGATACCATAGCAACAGCATCTGCGCCACCACTTATTGCACCACCTATACTTGCAAATATTCCTTTTATTCCTCCACCTTTAGGAGGCCCTATAAATGCCGTTTTTACACCAGCTAATGTTGTTGTTAGTTTAACAGCATCTTTTTCTGTAAAGTCAACATTCTTTATTGCTTGTAATCCTGGTGCTAATAATAACAGTGCACCACCTATTGCTGCAAATGCAAGAGCTCCTGGTATAATAAATAATGCACCTAATCCTGCTGCTGCAAATTCTAAACCTAACATTAATAATAATGCGCCTTGTACTCCAACATCTTCCATTGTAGTATCTTTAGTAGCATGAGCAAATGGAATGTAACCTAATCCAAAGACTAATAAACCTACACCCATAGCAACCATTGAAAGTGCACCTTGTATAATATAAGAAAATGCAAATCCTAATAAAGCAGTGGCTATTCCTAGGCCTACTAATATTCCTGCTTGTAGTGCTATATCACCTAATGTTGGTTTTGTTAATGCAATTAATCCTGCATAAGCTGCATATCCTAAACCAAATATTGCTAAACCGATTCCCATTACTGCTAATGCAACTGATCCTTTTTTAACTTGCTTATCAACTAAACCTAAAAGAGCCACTGCACCACCTATTAATATTATAGATCCTGCCATAGTCATCATTAGAGGAAGTCCACCTTGCATAACAAAATAAGATACTAAAGCAAAGAGTGCTAAGCCAGCTGCAAACTTGACTAAACCCATACCCATATCAGCCATAGATTCTGCACCACCTTTAATTTGTTTTTCCGCCATTCCTAATAAAAGAAATAATGGAGTAACTAATATAGTAGTTAAATATAAAATAGGAATCCCTAATGCACCGATTAATAAAAGTGGTGCAGCTAATGCTAAACTTTTTGCAAATTTAAATATTGCCCCACCCATTGCAGCTAAATTATCAATTCCTGCCTTAACCTTTTTATTATCTTGTTCTGCTAATTTGGTATATGTTGTTTCGATAAAATCAACAAATTTAGTTACACCTTTCTTAGGGACAATAGCCCAAAGAGTCATTCCTAGTGCAGTTTTAATGGACCCAACACCTAATGTTTTTAAGAGTGCTGAATTACCTTCTGCATTAGCATCTCCACCACCACCTTTATCACCTTTAGCAATTTTAGTAGCGCCGTCTTTAACAGTTTTTAATATCTTTCTTAATGTAAATACTTGTGCAGCAAATTGAAATAAACCTTTTCCTGTTTGTTGATCAATTTCCTCATTAGACATTGCTATCTGTTGAAGTAAAAGAGTTTGTTTTTGTAACTCACCCATAATAGCCATACTACCACTACTATCAGACGCACCAGTAGAAACTGCAATAAGAGCATCTAACTTTTCATTGGTTTGTTGAGCAGCGGCCTCTATCTTAGATAAAGGGTCCATTAAATTCGCTAAGGTTACAGCGGCCATTTAGAATTTTATTTTATAGTCTAGGCATTTTTATCGAAGGCATCTTAGGAGCCTTATATTGACTCATATTTTTATTTGCCTGAGATTTTAGCCCATCCATATTGTATTTATCTTGAGTGTCTTTAGTATTTTGTTGTTCTTGCTTGTTACGCTCTTTCAACAAATCATTATAGATTTCCAAAGTAAATTCATATTCATAGAAAGGCAGCAAATCCAACTCAGTAGGTTGGAGATGCAACTTTTCTAATAATAAAACTCTAACTTTATAAAAGTTCAGAAGAGATATCTGGAATAATGAAGAGAGCCTTGATACCGCCGGGAAACGTGAGCGGAACGGTGACCTCCTCACCGCAGCTTTTACATGGGAATCCCATTTCAGGTTTAACACCAACTTTCATATCTTCAGCTAATCTATATACAATTGTATATTTTGTAGCATCCCACCCTTGAAAGGATGTAATCTTTGCAAAAATATCTTTTTCATTCCATCCTCTCCACTCTCTTTGTAGATAAGGCAAGATAGCTAATGTAGATTTATCCCAGCTCTGGTTTTTCTCTTCTCTATCTCTGATATAATCAGTAATCGCCCTCATAACACCGATAGTAGGTGGTGCCATTTTAATTTCACCATAACTCTTAGTTGCTACAGTATAGCATTTATCAGCAGTATCATAGTATTTTTCAATTGTATCTATAACATTATTAAATTGTAAATTTTCAGTTCTTAATTCAACAGATTCTTGAGCTTTACAATTATTTTGTTTACAACCTTTTTTACCAACAGGCATCATTAATGTTTGTTCACCTGTTTTAAAAGTTAATTCTCTAATCGCTAAAATTAAATAAATTCTATCTTCTTCTAAAATATCTTTATAAGATCCTCTTTGATTACCATACAGAATTCTAGTACATGAAAGTACAATGTTATTTAATCCATCATCAACTTCTTTTAAGTTATTTTCATCTACAGTAGAAAAGGATCTAATCTCAGCAACCTTTGCAGCCCTAATATGAATTTCAAAATCATCTCTGTAAAATTTACCTTTAGATGGAAATTGGCTTAAATTTAAAGCAGTGTAACCTACCATTGAATTTAATCTTTTTATTTCAGGATCATCTGGAGAAGTATGATCCATTTGTCTACTAACATCAACCTTTCCTAATTCTGTAACTACTTCTTTAGGTGTTTCTGTAGCTTCTACTGCAATACCTTCAGCAGCAGCAAATTCTTTTTTAATATTTTCTTCGTGCTCTTTTGACATTTTTAATTGTTTTTTATTAATTGTTTTTCAATTTTATTTTCATCAACAATATGTTCTACTATTAACTGTCTTACATACCTAGAAATTGCTACAGGCTTTATACCAGTTTCCATTGATTTTTGTATAATTATTGTATTTAAACTATCCTCATCTTCAGGTGTTAATAAAACCTGTAATTTTTTAGTAAGCCTTCTTTTTTGTGGAATAAGTTCTTGTACCGTTTCATTAAAACCGTACTTAGGATTATCAGATTTAAATTTTTGAATCCAATATTCAACTCTTTTTAAAATGTTACCTAAAGATTCATTACTGTCAAAAGATTCTAATACTTCTCTTTTAAATGATGTTGTACCAAAATCTTTAACGGCTCTTTTAATATATTTTCCTGTTCCAAAGTTATTAGGATTATCATTTACTGAATATCCTACATAAACTTTATTTGTTTTATTCTGTTGTAGTTTATAGATTATCATTTCTATATTATATATTTTATATTATATATTAAGGAGTAAGCAAAAAAACTGGGAATACTTTAATATTCCCAGTTTAATATTTAATTTATGCTCCTACGTTCTCTTCAACCCAGTGATCACAACGATAAGTCATTGTTAATTCAGCAGGATCTTGAGTTTCATAATTCAATTCATCTACAAAATCAGGTTGTCCTGTTGGGAATACATCTTTAAATGTAATCTTTCTGAAGATATCTCCTGCTCTGTTATATTGAACTACGATCATACTTCCAACATAATCTTTCTTTAATCCCATTTCACCAGTTAATGGATCATAGATTAAGTTATTCCAATTACGGAAAGTATTATAAATGTAGTTTTCGTTAGCTTCATTTAAGTTAAGACTGAAGTTAAGTGTTAAATCAACAAACGTCTGAGCTGGCATACCTGCATAAGATCTATCAGCAAACTTATATTTTTGATTTACAGCGTCTATTGATGGATTCAAATTATTTAATCCTCCTATAGATTTTACTTGCTCTAAGATTAAACCCGTATCATCCCCTAGTGGTGAAAATACAGTCACCTCAAATAGGTTAGGCTGAATAGGTTCATACCTTTGGCTACTGGCCCTTGATTGGGTATAATGTGGTAGTGGCATATTTTATTTGTTTTTTTATATATTCGTCTTCTTTAACTTCTTATTGGAAGTTTCCTGTACTAATTGCACCAGTTCTTAAAATAGTTGTTCTCTGTACAAGAATTTCCATTCCTCTCGTTGGTTCAATATATGTATCTAAGATACCTACGTTTTGATCAATAACTTCTGGTGTGTTATTAGTTTCATCCATTATATTTCTATAATCATAAACACCATCATCATTTTGAACAGTTGCCAAGAAGTTATCAGCTAATGTTTTAATTTCTAATCTTGTCTGGGCTGTATTAAATTCAAATAAGTAGTTTTTAAGGATTGCTTCAATACCATCTTGGATATAAATTACAACCTCTCTAACGTTAATTGAGCTTAAAGCAGATTTTGGAACCTGTTGTGCAGTTTTATTTGCAAATATAGTTGGTCCTGTTCCACTTTGGAATACAATCGGATTAATTCCGAATGGCTCTAAGTAATAACGATCATCTTGGTCAAGATTAATTTCTAATCCTACAACCCCATTTCCTCCTATTACTCCACGTCTTACACCAGCCACGATTGACCACGGTAAAGCATTTTCATATTTAAGAATAAAGTTATTAGATACATTTGCAGCAGGAGGAACACTTATGTTCTTTCCTAAATCTCTAACAGTTAAGAAAGGATAATAATATCCACCCCAAGATCCACCACTTGTAGAGGCAGGTAATGAGAACCTAATAGTTGGATTCAATGCAAGATCTCCACCTTCAGATATAAACTTAGAAGATAAACCACCAGTTGCATCAGAGAAGCTTGGATTAGTATTTTTCTTAAAGTCTTTAGCAGATGGGGCATTAACAATCGCAAACGCATTTTTTCTACTCATACATAAGTTTGTATAGATAGCTTTACAATTTGCTTCAATTCCATTTCCATAAGTATCTACTAAATAACGGAAATTAATAGTTTCTCTATCAATTAAAGCTTTATATAAATTAGTTCCACCTAATATTGGACTTAAACATTTATTTTGTCTAGAGTTTGTTCCATCTGGTACATGTTTATCTTTATCTAATGCAAAACCTGGTAAAAGAAATACGTTAAGGTAATCTACCCAAGAATCAATTGGATAATAAACCTCTACTGTTTTTTGTCCTCCAGCGCCACCTATTGCAGTTACGCTTATTTCAGATTGGCATGTTACCTTTACACCTTTTACACCTGCAGGTAAAGTAGATAGAATTGGATATTCTGATGCAGTTAATCCACCTACTACAGTATTAATTCTTGTTAATCTTGAGTGTGGTACAGTAACAGATCCTTCAGAATGTACTAAATAATTTCCTACAACGATATCAGCAATTTCTGGTGAGTTATCTGCTATAAGTATTTCATTCGGCTTTAATGTAGGTTCATTTAAAGTATCACCTTGAATATTTACAGTAAGGTTAAGAGCGCCTTTTAAAGTTTGTACTGCTAAACAATTAGCAGCTGCATAAGTAGTACCATCAGATTGTAAAAATAATCCAGCACCATCTAAAGTAAATTGAGATTGTGGTGTTAGATTACTATAAGAATCTTCCTCGTAAGCAGTAATCTTTACAGCAGGTAAATTATATGCTGGATCAGATATTGCAATTTTATTAACTGCTTCTGTTGGAACTCCTGTATGAATATATCCATAATCTATAGAATTCATTACTAAATATGAAGTATATTGAATTCCTCCTTCTACATAAACAGCTTCATCACCATCGGTTAAAGTTCCGTTAGCAAATTGTTTTTGTAACATGGATCCATAAGAACCTATAATACCAGCAGCACCGCCACTTGCATTTTCATTTACTACAAAATCAAAGTCAGCTTCATTAATATAAGTATAAGCAGCAGTCGGTAATGTAGAAAAATCAGATGCCTGTACTCCACCAACGTCAGATAATAATACAGTTACAGTACCACCTATTACTTGGTGAGAAATTACTGGAACGTATTTATTAAGTACAGTATCGAGAATAAATGTACCTACTAAAGAAGATGTATTAGCGCGCATACCAGCAAATGCATCATATATAGCATCACCCGTTACACCTGTTACTTGGATTTGAACCCCATTAAATGAAGATCCTTCTTGAACAGTTATAGTATTACCGGCATTTGTAACCAAAGTTCCCGGTTCAATCTTTCTGCAATATGTTAAATCAGAAACAATTGATCCACTGTATGATAAGAAATTAACATCATCTTGGATTGAAGTGGCTTGAGTATATTCAATATTATGTCCTATCATATCAATTCCACCAGGTACACCATCTATTAATGTATCACCATCAAATAAATCTTCATTTACGGTAACAAATAATCCAGTACTTGCAGTATCAGCATTAACAACTTTTTCAACAAAAAGGTTATTACCTAATAAATCTACAAAGTCAGGAAGTAAACATGCAGTATATGTTGCTTGTAATGTTACTTCTGTTTCATTAAAGAATTCTTGTAATAATGTATCACTAGAATCAGAAGTAAATTTCTTTCTCTTTAATCCTTGTGTTGGATCGAAATACTTTTGAAATAATGGATCTGCATTAAATCTAGAATAAGGAGTTGTAGTACTAAAGTCTCCACCAAAATTACCTTGTAATACAAAGATGTCTACAAAAAAGTCAGATATTAAACTATCTTTGTTTAAATATCCAGGTACATTTGCAGCACCATACCATTCTTCAACAGTTACTTGATAAGGTAATACATTTGTTGCAGCAGATTTTTTAACAATTACAGATATAGGATTTTGGCCTAAATTTGTAACATCTAATAAATCATTTACTGTTAATGAACTTAACTTTGTTTGATTTGCACCAACATTTGTTAAAAAATCAGATGTTGATGGAAACCAAAATTTATCTCTGTTATAAAACTTTGCGTATTCATAATCAGCACCGATGTTTGCTTGTGTTTCTGGTGTTGCGGCTGTTGCAAAACGAACAGCATTAACTTTATCATTAGCATCTAAGCTTAATAGATTAAGTGCAAGAATAGGTCCTCTTTCAAGAGCTGATAAACAGCTTCTGTGGAAAAAAGAATCTTTTCTTTCTAAGTTTCTATCTATATCACCGTATACTTGTTTAAAGAAAGAAGTATCGGGAACAAAGACGGGTGTATTGAACGGGCCTGTCTTAGAAAAACCGACTACCAATCGAGTTTGATTTGCTGGAATACTTACGACTTGACTTTTATCAAATTCAAACCTATATGTTCCTGCAGCCTTAAGAGAAGCTATTTTTGGATCTAGTGCCATCTTATAATATATTTTTTTTGTTTATTTGTTTTTTTATATATCTACCAAGTAACTACTTTTTATACTAAGTCATAGATATCAAAATTTAGATTCCCACCCTTTGAATCTTTTTCTAGAATTTCTTCTATCTTATTTTGAATTGAAGAATCTATCTCATCATATATCTCTTCGACAAAATCAGAAAAATCTAAAGTGGTAAAGAACTCAGAACTATTTATACAAGTCATAATCAAATCATCATTACCTAACTGGCCTGCATATGATCCGTTTGGAAGTTTGCCAAAAGTAGAAGACTCTTTTACTGTATCTTTATCAAATATACTAATTTTGTTTTGTGAAATATATTTTTTAAAGTTTTGGCAAAAAATTGGTTTATTGTCTTTTTTCACCTTAAGGCCAAACTGTTTAGTTTTTGCATCAACCCTATGTTTAAATTTAACTACACTTTCTTCATCAAATTCATTCCTCTGTGGAAATACCGTTTCCATTCTTTTTATTAATTCTCCACCAAACATATTCCATTCTATAATTAATTTTACATTTTCTGAATAGAATAAATCAAAGGCTAAGATGTATAGTGTTTTTGCAAATTCTTCTATAGTATGAGAGTTACTTCTAAATCTTCCAATTTGCCTAATTCCAAAAAAGTCAACAAAACTTCCTGGTGTTGTTACACCTTTCCAATCTTTTTCATCTAACATCTTAACTTGAAAAATATTAATAACTGAAAAGTCTCCACCTGTACCTTCTGCTATATCAACCGAGAATACCCAATAATTATAATCTTCTTCTATTTCATCTAAATTAAAACCAGGTTGCCATAATAAACTAGAATAATCAATCTCAGCATCATCAAATTCTGGTATCTCTTTATGTTCAAATTCTACTTGGCCTTGTGTTAATTTTTTTAAACTAGCTGCACTTAATAGTAATGAAGAACTTGCTATAAATTGATTTCCGTATTGTCTATTAAATGCTTCATCACTTCCTAAGTTAGCAACCTCTTGTCTCATCCAAGTATCGTCTCTTCCTGGTACATCCCACCAATCTACTCGGAACGGTACATATTCACTTAATCCTTTATCAGCTGCTGTATAGATGTCATAAAACTTATTAAAACCATTTGGTGTACTAGTTATTATTACTTTTGAATTACTAGATGCAGATACCGTTGGATAAACATTTTCATAAAAAGTATTTACAAAGTTTGCAGGTATATGCGCAAACTCATCCATAAATAATAAATGAATAGTAAAACCGATTGCTGCTTTCTTAGTTGTGGTCTGGCCTATAATTCTACAACCATTATCAAACTTGGAATTAAATACATCCCATTTAAGAGTACCGGGCTTGATAAAGAACGGTAAGTGTTCTAATATAGTTTTACCTTTATCAATAATTTCTCTTGTTGTAGCACCCTTATTTGAAAGTATTAGCGAATTTTTATCAAAATTAAATACAGAATACCATGCAATAAAAATAGATGAACATATTGTTTTACCAACTTGCCTACTTGCTAAACATATATTAAATCTTTCAGCTTGAAATTGCCTTAACATATTTTCTTGGTAAGGTCTTAGTTCAATTGTCTGTAAACCTTCATCTGTCATTACAGTACAATAAGTATTAGCAAAATAAACAATATCTTTTGCACACCTTTTAATTTCTCTTATCTCTTCATCAGTATAATTAAATACAATATTACCTTTTCTTAGATTAGGATTCCCTTCATAAAAAGGTGTAGACTTTGGTTTATAACCTTCATCAATAGCCAGCATTAATTGCTCAACTTTATGACTAGTCCATGCAAAAGACTCAGCACCTTTCGATATCTTAAATTCAAATCCAGCTGATTCTGCTTGTGGTTTAGCCATTATCTTCTATTACAGCAATTATTTGATTAATGTGTATTACTTCAAATTCTGTATCATTTAAAGTTACCATTGTACCTTTGCCCATATTTTTTAATATAACATCACCAGATTTTAAATGCTTTACATTACCAGCATTAATAATCTTTGCTTTGCGATTATATTTTTCTACAGGTATAATAATACCTGAATCTGTTTTAGTTTCTTGTTGTTCGATTTCCTGAATTAACAAGTAATCATTTTTCATTTTCATTTCCATCGACGTCTTCTATATCTTCTTCTTTAATAGTATCTTGTAAAGCTCTCATTAAATCTTTAGTTCCTCTAGATTTAATACCACTTTGTTTATTGGAAGTTGAACTTTCATTACTATGATAAACATCCACATCACGGGATATCTTTTTAGCATTCTCTTCGATAGCTACCATATACATAGTTTGGCTTTTAATAATATCTAAAAGAGTTCTTTGTAAATCACTAAGTACTTCAAACATTCTAGGGGATACATCACCTTCATGTATTGTTTCCATTAATAATGTAATAGCAGTTTCACTATTTTGCATTTGTCTTATTAACATGGATAATGCAGATTCATCTAATTGAGCCTTTGCTCTAATGTATTCATGCTCTGCAATAATTTCTTCACTTAAATAAAAAGTTAATAAACTATTCATTACCTTTTCAGCCTTTGTCTTAGCTTTAACTAAAGCAGCACCTTGCCCACTGTCTACTCTTACTGGTTGTAGTTCTTCAGAATTATTTTCTAAACCTTCTACCTCATCTGGTAGATCATTTAATAAATCTCCTAAACTATCACGAAATTTACCTTTCGATGATTCTTTCATTATACCTTAAATTTATAATATATATTCCAAGTTATCTTGGGTTAGTAACTGTTGGTAACATTAATTCTGGTGAAGCATTATCTAAAAGTAAAGCTAAATGAGAATCCTTTACTACATACTGACTTAATATTAATTCTTGTAATTCTTCCTCTATTGGTTCACTCCATATTCTTATATTAGTTAAATCTTGCTCAGATCCTAATAATTTCCAAGAGTAATCATTTATTACTGCAATAGTTGGTACTGTTTGTGTATTTGTATAAATATTTGTTAAGTCAGCTGTTCTAGTTGGATTTAATGCTGCTGTATCCTCAACAGTATTATAGATAAACAATGATAATTGCTTAGCAAGATTATTTAAGTTAATAACTGCTCCATACCATTTTCCTTTTTTAAGGTTTAAGAATTTTTTGGACAAGTCATATCTATAATAATCATTTCCAAATTTAATTATAAACCAATTAGTAGTGTAAGTAATGTTTACTAAGATATTATTAGGATTTTGGTCAGTGTCATACTGAATTACAGTATTACTTACTTCTTTGTTTAATTTAGCTGTATTAGAAATAGAATTATCAATGTAAGAAATATCTAAAGTTATTGTATTAGTTGCAATATCCACAGATTTAACTGGCTGTATTCCATTATATGAAGTAGTGCCTCTTATAACTACCCAGTCACCTGGTTTTATTTCATTATCTAAAGGTAGCCCTGGTGTAGTTATCATAGGATTACCAGCATTATTACTTATCTGTGTTATTAATACATTCTTTCCTATTGGTTTATTATATTGTGGCCTAAACCAAAATGTAAATGCTCTATTTTCAGTTTCAGACCATCCATTCTTATATCTGTATTTAACAGCTAAAGTATCTTTAATTAAAGTTTGTAATGCATAATGATATTTAGAAACAATAGTCCACTGATTATAAACATTTTCCTCAGAGATGGTCATTTTTTTATTTAAAGCCCTTCTTACATAATCATTTGATTGGCTACCTATAGTATTATACTCATTAGGCTTCCTAACATCTTTAAATTCATTTTCTCTCTCAACCCTAAACTTTTCTTCTACATTAGAAACTAATGCTTCAGTAGATGCTTCTGCTGCATCACCTTCAACAGTATTTTCAAAACCTACATTTGTTCTTTGTTGATAAGTAACAAGACTTACTCTCCAATAAGATCCAGTATACATAAAATCATCAGCTTCTGCGATTGCATCAACTTCATACATCCTATTCATAAATTGTTTAAAATATAAATAGTCCCTCATTTGAGGTTTAGAACCAATACCAAAGACTGCTTCAAATGCTGATTTAACAATATGAATTTCAAACTGAACTGGAAAATCCATCATTAATGGATTAAAATTTATATCTCTAGTAGGTAATTCGTTATCAGGAACCATGATTTTAATTTCACCTTCCTTTATAACATCAAATAATGAATACTCTTTTAAGATAACATCTCTACTTCTTTGGTCTGCTTTAGTCTTATAATAATCTACACAAAAACCAAATAAATTACTGGCCATTGCAGATAACTGAGTATACATTTGACCAGCTCTTGATATATCATAAGGATTCCAAGTATCTCCACAACAATCAAATGCTAAGTTTAATGCACCACTACAACCATCAACACCGCCACAATCAATTTGGGGTATTTTACATATTACTCCACCATCCGTTACAATTTCTAAAGCAATAGAATTAAAAGTTAGAGTACAATCACCAACTTGTGTATATCTATATTGAATCCAAAATTTATTGGCAGGATTTAAAACTAATGCTTGTAAATTAACATCTGTAAGTTGAACCCAATCAGAATAAGTCACACCATCAATCCCCCACCTAAAATCTTTGTTATAATAACAAGAGGTGGAATCACCAGTAATAGAGTCAGTAAATCCTGCAATTTCTACTACATTTTCATACGGTGTCTTAAGACTAATTAATAGCTGATCGCCATTAGCATCTGTACTTGATCCAGTTACTGCCATTTTATGAATTTATTTGTTGGTCTTCTCCAATAGGTTTTTTCTTTCCAAAAATCTTATCAGCCGAAGCAAGACCTAAACCACCAATACATATTGCTGCTACCGCATTAACAAGGGTAGGCTCTACTGGTGTTTCAGTGTAAAGATTAATGAATAGTGCCGCACATAAAGATAAACCTGCAACAATACCAATAAATCTTTTTGAAGATGGAGTACCTTTTTCATCTCGTAAAAGGCCGCTTATCCAATTAATAATCTTTTTCATATACAAACATATTTTGTTTATATATTCATGTTCTAATACGGTGTATAGTCAGTCTTAACTAAAAGTATTGGATCATCTTCTTCTATTTTAGGATCAACTGAAGTTATAATATCAAAAGCATCAAAAACCTGTGCTTCATCCATTTCCGAAAGTATATCAAATAAAACTGTAGCTTTAATATAAAAATAAGGAGTTCTTTCAAGATACTTATTTTTCATAATTCCTACATCCATAAATCTTTTGTTAAAAGTATCTAATTGCACCCTATCTAATATTTGTGTAAGATCAAATGTACCTTCTATAATATTAAAATGAAAACTTACTATTTCTCTACCACCATCAACTTTAACCAACCTAGAAAATATTTTTTCATCTGATATTTTAAAGGTGATTTTATTAAGGTTAGCCAATCTATTGATAATAGATTGTAAAAAGAAAATAGAATTTGGTTTAAAGTTAGGATTAGGTAATAAATCCTGATCTAAAGTTTTCTTTAATTCAGCTCTTAAAAAGGCAGAGGTTTGGATTGCATGTTGGAATTCCTCTAAAGATACAATGAATTCATTTTTCTTTTTAGATTCATTTCTGCATTCTTTCTTTACTTTAGATATAATAAGATTATCAATGTAATCATTCTTATATAAAGTAAAGGCAATGTGGGTTGGAATTTCTAATTCAAATCTATTATCAACTAACATCATTACTCATCTGTTTTTCTAATACGTTTATTGCATTTTTAATTTCAGATGGCATGTGTTTCATTGCTTCTTTATAATCACGTTCACCTATTTCATTAATCTTTAAATACATTTCTAAAGCTGCTGGGTTAGGTTCCCATTTTTTTACTTTTTTAGATGCTTTGGTTTTTGTATAGATAAAACCAGGTACTCTATTAAATTTTGATGCAACCATTCTCCATGCTTCAGCTTGACCTACTGGATCAATCTTCAGTGCGTTAAACATATTTGCTTGTATAGGAAATTTAATACTCATAAATCTGTTTGTCATAAATGAATTTTTAGATTTATCATATCCTTTTAATTTATTCCATTGCTGGTCTCGACCAAACAAAACCTTTATGTAATCAAATAGCTTCATTACCTTTTATTATTTATATGATGAGTTAGTGTGTTTGTTTATAATTTATCCCAAGTTCGTGAATTAATTTTATCATTAGGACTTTTAGAAATTTCTATTTGTTTCTTTAATTGATAAACGCTACCTTCACTTAAGCTTTTTGGATTTTTTTCATATTCTTTAATACGCTCACTCATTATTTCTTCTGTGCAGTATCTTATTCCCCATGTCCATTCACCAATATGCTCTATGAAATTTTCCTTGTTTTTATTATAAAAAGAAATACACCAATCATCCACAAGATAATTTAATTTTTTATGAAAAGCTTTATACGCAGATAATACAATAAAGATAACACCTTCACAATATACATGTTTATTTAGTTCTAGTAAATTTATATCTTTTAACAATGGTAATTTATTTTCTTTCCACATATTAATTGCATCCAATAATGGTTTAGTTTTTGTTAATGAAAAAGATGCATCAAATGTTCCTTTTTTAAAATGATTAGAATTAAAAGTATAAAAATCATTCCACCTTTTCATTGGTGTTTTATTTACACTAACTTCATTTGCTTCTTGTGGCCAATACCAATTCATTTGATACGCTAAAGCTACTTGAATACATTCTTTATCATAATAAGTATATTCAATTAAATCATCTATGTTTATAGGAGCATTAATAATAAGATCATCTTCCTGGTGCCAAATAAAATCATAATCTTTTTTTAAGTTAGTTAAAATACTATAACTTTCTTCCCATGTATAAGTTATTCCTTTATTTTCTTTATGTAAAATAACGTGATTGTAGCCATGTGATTCTGCTAGTGATCTTATTAAATCATCATCTCTATCTGTGGGCATATCATCTATAAATATCCCATCAACTTCATGATTACCCCAATTTATAAATTTAGAAGATGATTCTAAGGTAGGAATTAAATATTCTAGTCTATTAGTAGACCATATAATCTTACATATTTTCATTTAAAATATTTTTCCTTTTGTTGTTTTATTTGTAATAAATGACATATCAGATGAATCATCTGAATCACCTTTAAAGAAACTTGCCTTAAATGCAGAATTATCATCACCATCATGTTTAGTTCCTTCTACTATTTTTTTCATAGTAGAAACATTAGGCAGTACTAATTCATTAATATTTATTTGAGACTCAACGGATTGAAACATTTCATCTAAAATACCTTCTGGGATAGTATGAGAACTAAGAACCATAAGATTAACGTTGGATTTTAGGTTAGATATAATCTGCTCTCTACTCATATGTTTAGCTTTCATATGCCTAATAAGTATATTAGCTAAATCAGTAATATAACCTTCATCATATAGATACATATGTGATAGGGAACCATGTTTATCTTTAAATTCCTGAATAATAGCACCTGCCTTAGCTTCGCTAATACCATACCTCCTAGGATTACCATTTTTAGGAGTTGATATATGCCAATATGCAGGTGGTACATTATCACCAGAGTCACCGGTTAGAACCTTTCGGAAACGGAAATCTTCAGGGTCTACTTCTACAACTGAAACTTTCTTTTTAGAAATAATAGATGAAAGTAGTTTTTTAGATTGTGACTCTGGTGATGATGAAGTTTTTAGTACGTCAAACAAATCTGTAGAAGTTTCTTTTTCTTCAGTTGTTAGCCATTCAGAAAAACCTTGATAAGTATATAATTTTTTATGAGCAGGTGAAAATAATATAGTATGAGTATTGTTATTTTTGCTCCTATTTACTAATTGAACTAAATCTTTATCCCCAGTAAACATAATAACAGATTTGTCATTAGCTAATGATTCAGTATTCCAGGCATACATTAAATCATCACCTTCTGCTCCATTTACTTTAGAATAGATAACTCCTTGTTTAATTAATAGCTGTGTAAATTCTTCTGTAACTTTTGAAAAGTTTGCCCAGTTAATTGAACTGTCTTGTTTACGATTACCTTTATATTCTGCTTCTGGATAAAAATCCTTTCTCCATGATCTTGAATCAATGGTCCATACAACTTTGTCAATAAGACCTTCGAATAATCTAATTTGATATGCAAAATCTGTTGCAAGCTTTCTCATAAAGACAGTTGCATCTTCATCAGTAGCAAGCATTTCTGTCTTTTTTGATTTTCTAGGTAAAACATATAATGTTCTAAAAAGAAAATAATTACCGTCTATTACAAACGTATGCCTTCCTGTTTTTCTCATATTATTGTATTTAATATAATTATAACAAATTTTAATTAAAACTGAAAGTAGAATTTAAAACAATTTCCTCGCATTCTTCTTTAGTTAATTTTGTTTGTCTTAAGTCATAATATCTTTTAACTGCTGCTCCTAATTGATAATGATTAGGATATTTCTTTACTAGTTTTTCTAAAAATGGTGCTCTCATACGCCGTTTAATATTGATTGCAGTTCATAAATACAAGCAAGCATTGATACTGCAGGATCAATAACCTGTTGTCTTTGTGATTGATATTTTGCTACTGTAATAATAACCTGTGGGATAAATTGAATATAGGATTGTCTTTCCTGTTGAATAAATTCTATAAATTCTGCACCTAAAGAAGATAATACATCATCAGTTCTATTAGAATAATTTGATAACATATATTGATAATTCTTTACTGGATCTTCACCATCTATAACTAAATCATAAATATCTCTATATACAGAACTAAATTGTTTTATATCTTCAACTGTTATTTTATCTTTTCCTTGAGATTGAAAACCTTGTAACTGATTTAACATATTTCTTAAATCTGGAAATTTTCTTTTAACTAATTCTACAGCTGCATGTTTATCAATATCAATTGCTTCATCTTTACAGATTTTTAGAATCCTCATAATGTAATGTTTCATTATTTCAGTTTCTTCATCTTTAGAGAAATCAAAATCAATCATTTCAAATCTTGATTGAATTGGATCTGGTACTTTATTAATATAATTACATGTTGCTACAAATCTAGCATTTACAGCAAATTGATCCATTGTAGCTCTTAATGCTTTAAAGAACTGATCCGATACACCGTCAATCTCATCAAGTATAATTACTTTCATTTTTCCTGGCTCATCCATTATTGAACGATTGGCACAGAAATCTGTTATTCTATTTCTTACAATATCAACTGAAGTATCTGTAGAAGCATTAATATAAAGATAAGGGTGTTTAAAATGTTTAACCAATACTTTAGCAGCCGATGTTTTTCCAGTACCTGGGCTACCGTGTAATAGTAAATGCTGATAAACGCCTTTGCTTAGTTTCTCACCTACTCTTTTAGGTGTTATTAAATCCTCTAATGCCTTTGGGCGATATTTTTCAGTAAGTAAAATGTTTTGTATATTCCGCATGAATTTGTTTATTTTTATATGTAAAAATATAAGATTGTTTACATATAGAATAAATATTAAAATAAGAAAGTTATGCAAAAGAGAAGGACTGTTAGAAAAATTATACAGGAACCTAATGCTATTGAATATAAGACTAATATTCAACGTAGAAATACAAAAGAAGATAAAAGAAGCCCTTTTGTAAAACCACCATCACACTATGTACCAAAAAATATAGAATTACAAAATGCATCACAGCCTTTAATGACTAAAATAGTTTATGCCACAGTTCCTAAATTATATGATGGAGAAACTATTTATATTATTGGAGGTGGCCCGTCATTAAAAAACTTTAAATTTGAAAGTTTGCATGGCTGTAGAACCATTGCTATTAATAAGGCTATACTTTTTTATCCTGATGCAGATGTTTTATATTGGACCGACGGTAGATTTTATACTTGGTATAAAAATGAAGTAGATAATTATAAAGGATTAAAATATTCTTTAAAGGGTGGTGCCCAATATACACGAGATATTAATATTCTTAAGAAAGGAGAAGCACATGGCTTGTCAAAAGATCCTCAAACATTATCTCATGGTTTTAATAGTGGTTATGCAGCTATTAATTTAGCGTATCACCTAGGAGCAAAAAGAATAATACTATTAGGGTTTGATATGGGTAGTGATGGAACATTAACACATTTTCATGATGGATACCCAAGCAGGTCTACAGGTGAAGCTATTTATAGAGATAGATTTATACCTTCATTTAATGAATTAAAGACTGATATTAAAGAACTTAATTTAACTATATTAAATGCATCACCCTATAGTAAGTTAAATGTATTTCCAAAAATTACGTTAGATCAGGCATTAAGTTTTAGATGATCGTTTAGCATAGGACATAAACTCTCTTTGTTCTTTTTTAAGGAGGTGTTTACAGTGTTTAGTAAATCTAATAGATGTATCTATAATTCTACCATCTACACTTCTGTTCCGTGAGTTATGGGCTTTAGAACATTTACTACAAACAAAATTCTCCACCTTTTTAGAATCCATTCTAGATTTAATAGGAACTTTACAAATACCACAATTCCAATCAATAAGATCTGCATCTTTTTCTAATTCTTTAAGTGTGGTAAATGTTTCTCTGAAAGGATTCCAAATAGCTTTATTAACATTCTTTTCATGGCCATTCATATCCTCTACTTTAAATATAACTTCAAAGGCTTGAGTATCAGACTCTAACCATTTCATATGACGGTTATTTAAAAGCAATTTTTGTTTTAAAGGTGGTAGATTTTCTAAAAGAATTCCATACCGCCTTTTATACCATCCGAAATTTATTTTTCTAACCTTATACATTATCTTAAGCAAGTTTTCTAATAGGATGTCTATGTTTATCTTTTGGCCATTCCACAACCCCATCCTTAAAATAATAAACATGAGATCTATTTTCATGTGAAACTAAATTTTCAGCTTGATGTAACCATAGATGATAATACTTTTTATAATTACTTAAATGACAAATTTGACTAAACCAATTAACACTACTTAGTCTACCTAAAAGATATTTAGATTTCATAAGTATAAGTAAATCTAAAACAGCATCTTGGTAAAATAATGGATCACGAAATGCGGCTTGTAAACTATTTACTCCTTCTCCTCCTTGAAATTCTTTTTGAGAAAGATCATTAGAAGATTCATTTAGATATTTACTATCTCGCCATATAAGCTTGTGTTTTTTATTAGAAAATTCTTTTTGTAATGATAGTGCGTCTTCTCTGTTATCTGTGGCTACATAAATATAATCTACTTCAGGATTTTCAGAAAGTGCCCGTTTGATAAGTTCTTTATATTTTTTAAATACTTCACGATTGTAATCTTTAAATAATTTAATTTTACCTTCTTTAGATAAATTACTATCAGAGTCTTTTCTTAGTTTACTTACAGTATTAACATCAGTCATTCTTAAATGAATTCCTAAAACATTGGTAGAATTATTAAAATTATTCTCATAGAATAAATTTGCATTTTCTATAAGCTCAGGTTTAAATTTTATTTGTTTAGAGGTTTCACGAGCAAGTTTCATATAGGTAGCTAAATCTTCATAATACGTAACATGAAGATTTGTATATGGTCCTTGAGTATTTTTTTGATCTTGGAATGGAATAGGTTCTTGGTCGAGTATAGAATCAAAAAAGTTATGGTGTGATAGCGACATAAATGAAGTAGCACCACCAGTAGCTGTAACTGGTCTAATAGAAAAATAAGGAACTTCTCTCGGATTATAAAAAGAGTTTAATTGTTTACCATCAATTATCATATTTGCTGTATCTATTGACATTATATTATCTCGTCTCATTAAATATTCCATTAATATCATAAAGTGAGAAAATATACCACCTCCACCAGTCCTAATAATTTGCTTCATAATTGTTATTATAAATTATTCCAGTGATTAAGAATATGTTTTAATTCTGTATTGGCTAATTCTACTTGAGAAGGTGTCCATACAGATTCCCACGTACTTAAACCGTTACCTACATGATTTCCATGAATATGTGTTCCATCTTCCCATGAATGAAAATCTTTATATTTTGATTGTATAGATTTTATTGATTCTTTAGAATATTCCTTTTTAATTAAATCTCTAATTTCATTATTAATTTTACCATTAAAAGATTTTTCTAAAATATTAAATAAGTAATCAAAATCTTCATGCCAATTTTCATATTTTAAAACTATTTTATTTTCATTTTCATTTTCACATTGAATAATATCCCAATAAGTTGGAATTATCCATTGACGAGATATAAATTTAATTCTTGATTCAACACTTATTAATGGCTCATTTCGATTATTAAAATCATCTTCATATAATCTTATAAATGAAATGACTACATCCCTCGGATCTCGCCATGTAGTAATTAAATAAGAATCTTTATTAGATATCTTTTCCCAAGAATGCGCACCTTTACCAGGTGTTATATCATAGCGATAATCCCAATCCTTAAAACATCTATATTCATTAAATAATTTATTAAGAATTAATCGAAGAACAGTAGTTCCAGATCTCATCATACTTTTTTGTATTAAGGTTCTTTTCATTATAATTTATTAAAAGGTTATAAATAACAAAAGAGCTAAAGTAGCCCTTTTTTGTTATATACATTATTTTAGAGTTTGTTTAACAGTTACAACATGTACAATCACATGATGAACCACAGTTACATACTTTACAATCGCATTTCATATTAATAATTATTTTTACAGGGTTTTTCTTAATCTTGCAAATTTCTGAGAAACAGATTCAGCTACATAATCAAAAGATTCTGGTATTTTACCTTTAGTTGCTTTAACATCTGAAAACATGTATTCTCGCATTTTATCTTTTCTTGCATCAGCTAATGAATTTTCCCACCCGTTAATAGTATCTTCTATATCTCTTTTCATTACTCTTTTCATCTTAAGTCTTTTCAGAGCTAATGTTTTAAGTTCTTTTTCATCAGGTGCCTGGATACCTTTACGAATACCTTTTCTAATATCATCTAATAACATATTAGTAAGTTGATCGGCGGTATACATACCTTCATTAACAGCATTAGCCTCAGATTCAAATACAGACAATTCAGATTCTATAATAGCAACATATTTATCATCTAAGAAAGATTCCCATGATTCTGCTTGTAAGCTATCTATTTTTTGTTGATATTTTTTTTTCTTTTCTTCGTCATCGGTTTTATCTAAAAGGTCTTGGTATCTTTTAAGTTTTCCTTCTTTACTATTTTTAGCCTTTTGTTCAGGTGTTAGTTCAGTTTGACCAGTTTGTTTAGTATCATCTGTCTTTGGTTTTTCCTCTGTCTTTGGTTTTTCCTCTGCTGCTGGAGTTTTCTCTGCTGCTGGAGTTTTCTCTGCTGCTGGAGTATCATCTGTCTTTGGTTTACCATCTGTCTTTGGCTTACCTTCTCCTGCATCAAATGCAGGACCGTCATCTCCTTTTTTCTTTTCAGTTGATTCATAATCTGCTAATGCCTTTTGTTGGCCTGCAGCATCTGTTGCTAATTCCTTTTGTTTAATCTTTAATTGTTTAGCTTCTTCTCCAGTTGCAGCCTTAAGAGCAATTTGATTAGCAGCCAATGAAGCTTTAGTTTTGGCTAATTGAGCAACTCTTTTTAAACCTGTAGTTGTAGCAAGATCAGACATTCTTTGTGCTACATTTGATGCTGCATCTTTTAGTGCAGCATTTTTAGCTTTATTTGCTTGATTTAAAACTTCAATCTTTTCTTTAGGTAAATCAGCAGCTTTACCCTTTTCTTTTCTCTTTGCAAAATCTACATCATTAAGTGCTTGTGCTACTTTAGCTTTTTGATATTTCTTTGCATTGTTTTTAATTTTTTTCCACTTAATTGGATTCTTAACGGCATCTATTAATGCTTCGTTAACAAATTCACTATATGTCTTTAATTTTGCCATGATCTATTATTGTTTTTAATTTTTTTATATATTAGAGATGTAAGAACAAAAAAGCCACCCCGAAGAGTGGCTTTCTATATAAAGATATTACTTTGATATAAATTATATCAGAGAAGCACCAGCATTAAAGTTGAAGCCCATTGTGTAATACATTAATTCTGGATTAAATCCTGCATCTACTAAAGCAAATCTAGACTTAATAGCGATTTTCGGCGCCATTGTTCCTTCTGCGATAGTTTCTACAGATTCAGCCATTAAGTATGGCATAAATACTAATCCTGGAGAATTACCATCACCTTTACGTCCTACACAAATTGTATAGTCATTAAAAGCTCTGTTAGGATCTACATAAATTGTTACCCCAGCAATTGCACCGATTGGATATAAAGATCCACCAGCTTGGTTAACTGTATTAGATAACGGATATGCAATAAATCCAGCCACAGATTGAAGAGCAGTTGCCATTTCTCCACCTGTTACTGCAAACGTTGCAGGTCCTCTTCTTCCTCTAGTAGCAATTAAGTTACTTGCAGCAAGAATTTTAGTATAGATTCTACGTTGTACATCACCTTGAGTTGAACCACCCTGAGCAACAGATGTAAACTGAGCAATTGCTTGCGCCTGGTTTGCATTAGTTGTATTGTTTGGTCCTAAGTTGACAGCAACACCAGCACCAGCACCTACAGCAGTAGTAAATGATGCAGATAATGTAGTAGCGTTAATACCAAAGATATTTACAGCGTTAGTTGTTCCATTTCTGAAAATTCTGTCTAGGATGTATTTATTGATAGATTGAGTTAACTCATTTACCAATACAGCCTCAACTTGAGCAACAGCATCAATTCCGAATTGCTTCAGATCTTGAACTTGTTCTCTAGTCACAGCAGCAGCAACTTGGAAAGTTTCAGCAGCTACAGACTTGTTGAATAAGCTTAGTCCCATGATGTTATCAACAGTAGATTCACCTACACCTCTTTGGTAAGGATCGTTTCCGTTAATATTCTCAGTTCCAAAAGCAGGGAAGCCAGTTGCAGGGTCGTTAGTTGGTTGGAAAGCATTACCAGAAAAACCAGTAATATGATCTTCCAAAGCTTTAACTAAACCTAAACTTGGAGCAGCAGCACATGATGCCATTACAGTAATAGTTGCACCAGCACCCATATCGGTTGCAGCAGAACCAGCTCTTACTGATGTAGCTAAAGCTCTTGCTAATCCATAAAGCTTACATGTTGCAGAACCAGCTACAGCAGCAGCAGGTTGAGCTACAATTGAATTATAGATTGTTGATGCAGCTAATTCAGAACCTTGAGCATAATTAGATCCAACGTTAGTTGAAGTTGCTCCTAAGTTTGTATTAGCAGTTGTTAAACCTTGTGCAGTATTGTTAGCTCTAACTCTGAATATTTGTAAACCATCGATTCTTGATACACCTACAAAAGTAAGTTCATAAGAAGCAAAAGCTAAATTCGCAGCTACTGGAGTTAACGCAGTTGATGATGAGTTGTATTGATCAGCATATAATACATCATTTACTAAGAAAGCAGTTCCATCATTATTAGTTGCACTAAATTTAATTAGTAATGGAGCAGCAGATGTATCTAAAGCGCCGTTAACAGGAGCTCCTGATCCTCTACCTCCACCGTATACAAAGTCTAGGTAAGTTAAAACTCCCATTGGGCCTTGCATTGGTACTACAGGTACTAAGTCTAAACCTACAGTCTGAGCAGCTACTTGCATTGCAAGTGGTAGCAAAGAAAAAGGTCTGTCACCAGATCCAGTAGCTTGTGCTGGGAAAGCATTCATTGATCCAGGGTTTCCTGGCAATGTTACGTTCCCCATACTTTGAACATTCATGTTCGGGTTAAGGTGTACAGTATTGTAAACACTCTCATTAAGATTATGGTAATGGCAGTACTTAGACATCCAAGATAACTTAGACTTTTCAGTAATTCCAGTACTTTCCTCAATAACAGGTCCCCAAGTCTTTTGAACCTCAGCCTCGTTGATTAATTGATTTGCGTACATTTTTTAAAATTATTTTTCGCATTTTGTGGAATACTATTAATATTCCGTTTTTAATCGCCTGAGTCCTTTTCTTCTTGACTATTCGATTATATTGTTTAGATTAAATGATTATCTATTTAATCTGAATTTCATTTTTTGAATTAAATCTGCTTGGTAGCTTTCATTTAATAATGGCTCAGATTTTTCCTGAGCAGCTTCAGCAGCAGTTTTACTTTCGTTCAGAGTTTCTAAATTCATTTGAGTATCTCTAAGATCTCTTGTTTGCCAAAAGTTATTAATGGCATAAGGAGTACTTAACGAATGGAATTTAGATTCTGATATGATTTGTTCTTTTCTATTTTCAGAAAGAGCATTCCATTTATCAGAATACTTTGATGGCATATCATCAATAAAGTTAATTGCCTTTCTTTCTACTATAAAACATGATTCCCAAACATTCTCAGCTTGCACAGTTGACATGATAGAATCTTTATTCATTGATTCAACTATTAAACCTCTTTTGTCTTCAGATAAAGAATCAAATTCATTCTTTTTAGATTCTGATAAGAAGTTCATAAAGTGCATTTCAGATAGATTCTTAGTTTCTGCTTTAGAAATTAAGTTTGCTAATTTTTCGCTAATAGTATCTTTATAAGATTTCTTCTCTTCTTTAATTTCAACTGATTCATTAATAGCTTCTTCAATTACTGGATCAGATGATTCTTCATTAATTGATTCAGTAGCTACAGCAGCTACATTTTCTGCAATGTATTCAGAATATTTAATACTCTTATCTACATTTTCTCCAAGATATTCAGAGTAAGCAATATTTTGATCAACCTTTTCAGCAACATATTCAGAATACTTAATTCCTTTATCCAAGCTTTCACCTAAATAATTAGAATATGCAATTCCTTTATCTGCCTGTTCAGCAACATGCTCAGTATATTGAATAGAACTGTCTAGTTCTTCTCCTAAGTAAGAAGCATAATTTTTAATTTTGTCGATGTTCTCTGCTAAGTAGTCAGAGTGAGATATGCTCTTGTCTAGATTTTCTGATAAGTATTCAGTATAATCAGTAACCTGATTTACTTTCTCTGCAATATGCTCAGTATATTTAACTAGCTTTTCAATTAACTCATCGTTATTAGAATTTGCAGATTCCTTAACACTGTCTAATGTATTCTTTACATATTCAGTGTACTTATTAAAATCGTCAACAGTTACAAATTTGTCTGATGTATTTTCCATTGTTAGATCTGTTTTATTTGTTTTATTTATTTCATCTTCAGTTTCTGCCATTTCATAAATGTATAAACCTTCAGTATCTCCAAAACCATAAGATTCATTTACTTTTGATAATTCAGCATTTTCAAATCCAGGATCTGCAACTAAATCATACGTGAAGAATTTTTTAATTTTAACCTTTCCAGCTTCATCAACTGTTCCAGCTGCTCTGCTTGAAATATGTAATGGAATACCATCTTCTATTAATGCCTGAGCTTCTTTACCTTTTGAAGTATTTAATAATCTTATTCTTCCTAGAACTTGTTTCTTGTCCTTATCATATTCTAAATCTTCAATAACATGAGAAACGTTTGATAGGCTAATATCAAAATCTTTTGGGTGATCAAGTTCACCTAACAATTTGTTAGTTTTAACTTTTTCCTTTAATTCATTAATATGAGGAAGTACTTCAGCTTCTTCATAAATTCTATTATTTTTATTCTTTACTCCAATCTCAGTAAATACACCTTCAAGGACAACAGAGCCATCGGCATCCTTTGTCATACTTAAATTAGACTTAGATCTTTCTAGAATTAAAAGTTTCTTATTTGACATCTTTCTAGTATTATTTGATTTATATATTATAACTCTTGATAGTTTTTAGATTCCAGCTAATGGGTCTTCATCTATTCCATCAGATTTCTTCTCAGGCTTAAAATCTTTAGGATTTGCACCTAACAAGATCTTTTCAATATCTTCTTCTTTATAACCATCTGCTTCTAACTCAGTACGTTCTTTAGCTCGAGCATTGGCTTTAATATCATCGCGTGTAAATCCACCATATCTCTTAATTAAGAATCCTAAATCAAAATATGGTATTTCTTCCATCTCAGCAGTCATTGTACTTAATTGAGTTTTCATATTACCTATAAAATCAACACGTTTAGTTTGGAGTTCCATCTCTTTCATTTCTTCAAATACATTATCCTTCATAAAGTTTAATCCTAAACCTGCTTTAAAAGCAATATCATTTTTTAATTCAGGATGGTTAAGACACATTTGAAGATATACAGGTTTAACTAGTATTTCTTGAAATATTGATCTTAATCTTGAAATAAACCTTCCAAACTTAATTTCATCTCTTAACATACCACTTGCTTCCATATCATATGTATTACCACCTTCTCTATCAAACCTAGAGAATGGTATCTTAGATGCTAATTGTAATTTATCAGAGAAATATTTTAAAGATTCAGTATCTCCTAAATCAGGACCGTCCCCACCTATTGTTTGAATTTCTGGTGATTCCCCATCTTTAGAAGGTAACCAATATTCTTTATTGAATGGCATCATTGGTTTACCATTGGTTTGAATCTCACCACTTTCAAAATTAAAGTCTACAACCTCACGATATGAATTCATTAATGTTGCTAGAGATTGCTTTGCTCTTGTTTTAGATTTACCTCCGACAGGTATTGTAAACTGTGTTTTAAATGAAGCATTAGATACAGCCCAGATAATTCTACTATGTTCCATTATTCTTAAAAGGTTAAAAGATCTTATTAATCTTTCCACATAAGATATTCTCATTGGGGAATTTACTGAAGAATATGAAATGTATATTATTTGAGAATCCCATAATGTTCTTTCCTTTGCACCTTCACCTTTATATTGAATCCAAACTTTTTTACCGTCATCCGTATCGATACCTGGCATTAATGATATTGGATCTAATTCTTTAAAACCAATAATTTCTGTTTGCTTATCATTATAAACTATTTCAAATGCAAGAAATCCATCAATTAACCATTTTCTAAAATAATTCCACGGAGCAACCATATCATTAAATCCAAAGTAATTATAGATATTATTATATACATCATTAATTTCTTCTTCGATTGATTCTCCAATATGGCCATTAAAGTCTGCATAAGCCATGTAATTAGATTCGTCAAATACAATTGCTTCATCAGTTAATACATCTAAGATATCTTCTATTTCATCTTGTACTGCAAAGGTTCTAAGTTGGTCTCTTTTTCTAACATAGTCTTGATCAAAAAATGCAATATTTTTCTTTAGGTTTGTATCAGTTAATGATAGTGCAGCAAATGCACCATACATATCATCACCATCCGAACCCATAGGATTAAATGAATAACCCATTTGATTTTCAGTAAAACCTACTGCACGTGAATTACGAATGATCATATCATCGTATGCCATTCCTAAATTAGAAAGATCTTTTAGAAGTCTTCTTACTGGATTTCCAGTACTTAAAGGACCTCTTCTATCTGTAAAACCTGCCATAATCTATTTTTTTATTAGTTTATATATTCTTATAGTATAATGCTTGGGCTTGGTTAATATTTCCACCATAAAAATCGCTTTCATTATTAACTGCCCCAACATACCAATCCTCATATCCTAAAACATAAGGGTTTTTCATTTTCTTTATTATATACTGTCTTGTACAGTAAGTTAAATTATATTTTTTACCAAATGCTTGTTTGACAAATTCCCACCTAAAGGCTGTAATAGGTGCTTGTGAGTCAGGATTGCCTAATGCTTTACCTTTAGTTAAAGCTGCTATTTGTGTTTTTAGCGATACTGTAAGTTCTGTTAAGAAAGGTATTCTTGCCTCATACGGCATATAATGTAAATTAATACCTAATTGGTGTCCGTTGTCAGATTCTCCTAAACCTATAACTAGTGGATGTGAATCATAAAAAGCCTCATCTTTAGTATAATAATAAAAACTATACATTTGACCAGGATTTAAAACACCATCAGCCTTTGCAGAAATTCGAGGTATATCTATTTGTGATTGTTTAGATGCACGATTTCTACCTTTACTTTCAGCAAGATAAAGTTCTAAGTCTTCTGTAAATGATCCTATTAAAGCCATTAAAATAATTTTGAATCTTCAGTTAATAGCATTACTTTACAATTTCTTTCTTTTGCCATTTTGTTTAGTGCATTAGTTTTACATAAATTTCTTACATATGATTCGTAAGCATATTTAAAATTCTTTAATGCTTTTGCTGTTTTTCTTTTAGGTTCCTTTGGTTTTTGTAATTGTGCCTTAGGTTTTATTTCTACTACATATTCTTGAGTCTCATCTCCTTTTTTCATTTTAAAGAAAAAATCAGGATAATACTTATGAAACTTATTATCTAGCAAATTAAAATAAGGTATAGAGAAAGGTTCTGATATCCAATAAATCACATCTTCATTATGATCGCACCAATAACAAAATTTTCTTTCCCAACTACTTCTATATATGATTGGACCTTCCCCTCGATATTTTTGAGGGTACTTAGGTTTATAATAACCTTGTTTAAATCCAGACTTTGAAGTAGGCTTTACCTTTTTAATGCTCATAGGCAATTAACTATATTGTATAAATTCCTTCGCTATCAGCGCTCCCGTTAATTGATACAGTGCCATGATATTTCTTTGGGTGTAATTTGTTCCAACCTTTTGCAAATCCTCTTTTTGCTATTTCAGTAAAATAAGCAAATGCATTGGTACTTTTTTCTGGATTAAAATTTCTCCAATATCTATAAAGATCCATATAAGCATAAGCAATACAATCTTGCCTATCTTCTGGGTTTCTATAAGTTAATTTCCTAGAACACTTATCAGCTAATAACATTAAAAATTCCAAAGCCTTTGGCGTTAATTCATCCTTTTCTTTAGATAATACAATCTGCTCAAGGAGATCTCTGTTATTTAAATAATTTCTTTTTCTTGCCATTAGATTTGTTTAATTTATTATTATATACAAAAAAGGACCGATTGTTTAATTTCAATCGGTCCTCTAATTATATTAAACTAGAATGTATTGCAGATTAAATCTTAACCTCTAGATCACCTTTAGGTAATATTATACTTTTCCCATCCTTAGGAACAATTATACTTAACATATCATCATCGCCTAGAGAAGCATATTCTTCAGCATTAACTAAGACTTCTTGTCTCTTTTTAAGACCTTGTCCACTTTTTTTAACCGATGCTTCTACGAAACCATCATTTAAATAGTCGTCTTTACTTTTTTTTTCAGAAATATATGAATCAGCTAATTCTTTTTCTTTTCCTTTTAACTCTTCAGCTAATAAATTTAAAGCTTCAGTTAATTCTTCAGTTTCACCTAACTTTTTAATAGCGGCTTCAACTTCAGCTTTCTTTTCTTCTAAGAAAGAAATAGAATCAGTAAGATCTTTTCTTTTGTTTTCATCAATTGCCTTTTCATTATTCTCTGCAATTAATCTTTCAGAAAGAATTGGAGAAACATCAAAGTTAATAAATTCTTTTACTATTTCAACAGTTTCAGTAGCAGTATCAATTTTTACCATTTCATTTAAGTTCATTCCAGGATTTACTTTATTAATGTAAATACCTTCATTTACCCCAATCATTGTTAAAAATACATCTAAGAATTCTTGATTTTGTACTGTTGTAAAATTATCCATTTCAGCGATTAAATCAACTGATTCAAAGAATTTACAGATTTTATCATTTTGCCATTGGTTTCTGTATCCTGAAAAGTTAGTTGCTAATAAAGATTCTTTTAATTCAATTATACTGTAGTTAGTCATATTAACTTTACCCATTGTTAAAGTTCCTTCAGTAATGTTATATTCTAATGATTTACCATTTTCTCCATGTAATGAAAGAATGTTTCCATTTCTTGAGAACATATTTAAACCTTCAGATACATCGAAGAATCTTGGATCAGTTACATTAGCTTCAGTAATGTCAGTTCCATTATAAGTATAATTCTTTCCATGTAAGTGGAATGTTAATCCTTCTTCAGATTCTAATACTGGAGAAAGAACAGATACAACTTTACCATTTGCAGTAGATGCAACTTTTTGATCTTCAGCATTCATTTCATTTACTATTTGCTTAGCATCCATTGACCATGGGTGTTTTGTAGCAACAACAGCAAATTTAGATTTTACATCTGATTCATTTAATAAAGAAACTAAATCAGAATTAAATGATTCCATTAATTTTCCTTTTTGATTTGAAGTTCTTTCAATAGATTCACTAATTCTAAAGTACCATTTGGAATTATTATATGATTCCATTATATACTCTCTTAATTCAGAAATTGGATTTAACCAAGTTGACTGAGCTAATTTAGTATATAAGTTTCTTGCAATTTTAAATTTAAGGTCCGGGCTAACTGAATTTTCTAGTTCTTCACTAATTGCAGTAAGATCGGCATTTTTAAGTTTCATTGGAAATGCAGTTATTGCTTCTTCCAAAATAGTTAAAGATTCTTTAACAGAATACGAAACCCTGGAATTGTCATTATCCATTGCCTTCAATCCATTAATGCTATCCATAACGTTTTCGTACAGGTCTGTTAATGTAAATTTCATTTTGTTATGATTTTTTTGATTATTATTTTCAGTGTATATATCGGACTGTTCTTTAGTCATTTCACGATATTTTGCAATACCACTCATTGCCATTTGCTGTGGAATTCCCATCCCAACTAATATTGCCATGACTTGTTGATCTGTCATAGACTCACTATGAGTAATTTTTCCATCTATATTATCTCCAGTTGGTGCCACATCTGACATTTTACCACTTTGGCTAAATAATACATGAATTATATCTATTAATTGTTGCTTAGGGTTATTAAGATAAAGGGCATTAGTATTTACACCAGGTTGAGCATCAATTGCCCCATCTGCATAAACTTGTGTTTGTCCTTCGTTAACTGTGTTTTCCATATTACACTATTTGATTTGTTTTATATATTATAAGTCTCTTTGATTAATTGTTTATCCATCAAAACCTGAATCAACACTTCCTAATCCTGATTCATCTACTTTAGGTTTAGCCTTTGCATTCCTATAATTTAAACTTTCTAAGGATTCAGGAACTATTGGAGCGGACGTTATAGTTGCATCTAAATAAGGACCTCCTGTTTGTATAGCATCTGGATTAATATAACCTTTATTGCTGAAAGTTCCACTAGGCTGAACTTTCAATAAACTTTCTTCTGTATAATTAAATTTTTGAAATATTCCACCAAAGTATATTCCTAATTCATTGTCTATACCTGATCTTAACATTCCTACACCTGCAGCTTTAGGGTTAGCTTTAATTGCTGCTTTAGTCATTAAACTTATTTCAGGAATTAAAATACCATGTTCAAATACTGGCATAAATGAAGCTACTTCGATAGGAAAGGTTACACTCCATTCTTTTTTATCATTTAACTGAAATTCAAATAATCTATTTTGAGTATAGTCTTCTGGGACTGCAAAACTGGCCTGAACTCTCATCATGCCTAGATCAACTTGAAACAGTGTATTTTTATAAATCTTACTCATTAAAGATTCAGTAACCTTTAACATTTCTAAATTAGAAGAGCATACTACTGTGCAATCAAACGACATGTTAAGAGGTAAAAAGTTAGTCTCCATTGAAAAGGTTTTTAATATACCTTCCCATTCTTGAACAAACTCACCTCTAGCGAACTTATTTGTTTGGTTACCTGAATCTATGGATATGCCAGTTAGCTGTACTATACCTCTTGGTACTGTCTCATAGTCACCAATAGCCTTACCTGAGGCTTCGGCATCAAACAAAAAATTATCCATTAAAAATCTACCGTCTCCTGTTATTGAATAAAAGAAAGGAACTGGTATTTTCTTTAAAGTATCTTCATCTATTTGATTATAATAATAAACCTTATCTTTTAGTTCTGCTAAAAGAGCTACTATAATATAACGTAGTATAGTATTGTCTTTATTAAACTCTTGATTATATGCTGACATTCGTCATGTTTAATTTTTTCTTGTATTATATTTATCCAATAGTTTCAATTGTAAATTCACTAAAGCCTGCATCTTTTGTTATTTCTAACTTTTTATCAAAATATTCACTAGGTAATACTGTATGATTAATCACAAATGTATTTAATCCTATATCTTGTATAGTATCATGAAGTATATTAATTATATGATATACACCATCAGAATCAATAGAAGAAAAGATTTCATCTAAAAATAAAATATTTAAAGATGGGAACCTAACTTTAATCATTTTCATCAATGCCATAATAATTACAAAGTCTACTTTTTTCTTTTCACCTGTGCTTAATGTCTTTGCACTTATTTCAGTTCCTAAGTGATGTAATGTACAATAAAACTTTTCATTAAATCTAATACCAAATGGAATTCCCATTTCTCTTCCCATTAAAAGTATATGATTATTAAAAGAAGGTAAGATAGATCTTACTGCTAAATTCTTTATACCATCTTCACCCATTAAGTTTTCTAAGATAGTTAAATAAAAATCATCTGCTTCACTTTTTAGTTTACCATTTGACTTTTCAGTTTTGCGAATTTTAAAATCTTTCACCAATTGTTTTAAATTGGTAGACGAATCTGATTCATCCTTTTCAGATAATTCAATTAACTTATCTTTAATAGCTTCCATTTGAGTTTCTAATTGACCAGCCTTAACATGAATCTGCCTACCTTTTGTTCTTAAATCTGTTAACTTAGATTCTGCTTCTTCATATTGAATTTTAATAACCTCAAATTGTTTAGTAAGAGTTATTAATGATTTTTCCTTTTCTTTTTTAATATCTAAGTGAAAGTCTGAAGTAAGAGGAGCTGTACATGTTGGGCATGTAGAATTTTCAAATAATTTTAAATCTTTTTTAACATTTAAAATTTGATGATTAAGAGAGGAGTGATCTGTTGCTTTTTTTCTAGAATCCTTATCTAATTCTTCAAGCTTTAGCTTTGTTGTTTGTGTAAATGTATTTAATTTTTTTCTATTTTCATTTAAAGAAATTAAATCTTCCTTTAATTTTTTAACTTTAGATTTATCCTTTTCTGCTGTTAATAATTCTATTTGTTCTATCTTATCATAAACCGAGCCAATGGATTCATTAAGAGTTCTTATTTCATCTTCATAAGTTCTAATTTCTTCAATGATTCCTTTTCTTTTTTCTTTAACAGCTTCAGCCATTTCATTAATAATTGAAAAGCCAAATATTTTATCAATAATTCTTTTCTTATCATAAGGAGACATTGTAATAAAAGATTTAAAATCATTTACCGATAAAATAATTACATTCTTAAAAACATGATATGGTATTTCATAAATTTCTGTTTCTAAAAAATCTTGTAAATTTACTTTACCTGCAACATCATATTCAGAACCATTAATCTTAACATTAAATATGCCTGGATTAATTCCTCTTTCTATTTCAATTTTATTACCTTTTGATTCTAACCATATTCTTCCATAAAGTTCTCCATTTACTCTGTTAGGTAAATCTTTTAACGTTGAGCCTTCTACTTTACCATAACATAAATAAGTTATAACTTTTGCTAGTGTACTTTTACCAGCACCGTTTCCGCCTAGTACTAAGTATAAGTTGCTCTTATCTTCTTCAAAATCTATTATTTGCAATCTATTTCCATAACTTGCAAAATTCTTAAACTCTACCTTTTTAATTTTCATGGTTTGGAGATAATGTTCTTTTATATAATTCTTGCACTGATACCTTTAGTCTTTCCTTTAAATCTTCATCATAATCTAAAGAATTAATATGCTCTGCTGCAATATTCATTAAGTTTAATTCACCGTTAAAATCTGACATTTCACCATCTTCTCTATCATAAGGATTTTCTTCATCATAAATCCTCGGTTCTAATTTTCTAGCTAAACCGTCAAGATAATCCATAAACATATTAATATTATACTTACCTAATACATTAGAAGGAATAAAAACATCTACAAAATTATCTTGTATTTCCTTTGCAACATCTTCCATTCTCATTTCTAATATTTCATTAATATAATATCTAATAAAAATAGGGCTTACATGATTTTCAAAAAACTGATGCTTTCCAGTTTCTAAATCTAATAAGTATATCCCTTTTTGATTATCCCTATCAGATCTTGTCATTTGATAAGGGTTTCCTACAAGAACAAAATTTTCTTTATCTTGTCTATAGTGAATATGGCCAGAATAAACTCTCTTAAATCTTTTAAAGATTCCTACCTCATTTCCACCGTCATGTAAATGTTTTGTACTAGGACTAGTCTGAACCCCTCGAGTTTCAGTATGACAAAACATATAATCAATCTTATCTTTAATATTATCTAAAGTTTCTTTTTCATGTTCATGATTTCTTCTCCACGGCATTAATAAACACGTAGCATCTTTATATTTTAAAACCTTAGGTTCTTTTAATACGTTTACATTAGGTAAATATTTTAAACAGTCAACAGATGATATTTCATTACTGTTTTTTCTCATTATATCATGATTACCTACAATGATATGAATATCTGGAAATATCTTTCCTAATTCTTCAAATACTCTAATGGCTAAATCTTGTGCTGCTAAATTAACACTTTGTCTGTTATCAAATACATCACCTAAATGATAAAGAACATCACCTTTCTTATATTCTTTTTTTACTAAAGGTATAAAGAATTCAAAAAAGTAATCTTCAATTATTTTAAGCCATAAAACAGAATTTGACCTGCAGCCTAAATGAGAATCGGATAACATCCATATTCTTTTTGTCATATTAAAATAATTTTCTAATTTTTCTTTTTTCTAAAATATTGTATTTTGCATCTAATTCTTTTATAAGCTCATCCTTAAATTTATTGGATAATGAATTGTAAAATTTATTAGGAAATACATCAAAATAATCTGAAAGAACACTAAATAAATCTATTCTAGTATAATCATCACCTGTGTTTTCTATAATATAAAAAAAGACTTTATTAATTTGAACTTTATTTAATTTTTTAATAACGCCTTCTGGTGTTGCTTCGTTTAAATGCTCAAATTCACTACCTTTAATTAATTTATCAATTACTTCAAATAACGAATCATAGTGCTGTTTATCATCTGGATCCATTCCGTCTAACCATGACGATGATACTGTAAAGTTTATCTTTTGGCCACCTAAATCCTGTTCTCCATAAGTATTATTAAAAATCTTATCTTTTTCTTGATAGCCTGATTTTTTATCTTCTTCTGCTTTTGTAAGTTTCTTTTTCTTTTTACCCCACATAATGTTTTATTTTATTTTTATCCTGATATATCATCAGTTTCTGTTAATCTCATATGTTCATAGTCAATATTAAACCTACATCTTGATCCCTTTCCTTGACCGTCTCTAATTTTTAAAACCTTTAACCAATATTCACGCTCAGCATGCATTACTGAATCTTGTATCAGTGCATACATTACATCGGCAGTATGCGCAAGACCTGCGGATTCTGCTATATTTTCCATTCTTACTTCTGTTGCATCCCATGCGCCACGATTAATCTGAGTAGCAGAGATAACTAGCATATCTCTTTTAACTGCTAATGCTCTAAGATCTTCAGCTATTTGCTTAATCTTCATATAAGTATTTTCAGTATTAGGATTTCTATAATTTGCAAGAATATTAATATAATCTACAACTAATACATTTACTTTATGATCTGTTGATTCTTCTAAATCTTTTAAGTATGATTCAATATCTGGTATAGTTCCTTGTGAAGTTGGATATTCTTTAACAAATAATTTACCAGGAGGTAATAAACCCCTAGATACCTTTTCCAACTTTCTTTTCATATAATCCCTATTAGTTGCATTTTTATCATAATCACTCATTGGAACATGTAAAAGATTAGCACCTATTCTTTTTAATACCTTTTGAGCTGACATTTCTGCTGTTATAAAAACTACATTATGCCCCATCTTTACAAAATTGGCTGCATCGTTTGCTAACCATATAGATTTACCAATGTTTTGTTCTCCTGCATAAACTATTAATGATTTAGTATCATAACCTCCACCAGATACTCGGTCTACAAAGCTCCAACCTGTTTCTATTTTCTTTGATGTTCTTTGAATATGAGATTCAGGATTAAAGAAATCTAAACCTGTATCAGTATCAAAATTAATTGACCCATCAGTTGAGATCATTCCTATTGCGCGCTGAACTACATCCTCTACATTTTCTGGTGATACATCTTGAGTTTTTACATATTCAATTGTTCTAACTAATTGTTTATCAAAATGTTTCCATTTAACCCACGCCTCTCCAGTTCTCTTTAACCAATCTTGATCATATTCATTAATATTAATATCAAAAACAGATTTTACAATATCCTGAGATATCTCATTAGGGTCATCCTTAACTAAAGCTGACATCTGTTGTTTAGACGGGCTTTCGCCAAATTTTAAATAGAAATCTTTTGAGAGTTTTGCAATCTGATCTAAATCTCTATTTGCAAAAAAGCCTTTACCTGTTCCTTTCAGATAATGTGGCTTTGTTAAAAAATAGTTAAAGAAAATCTTTTCGTGATCTATACTTGATTTCATGTAGTTTTATTTTTATATGCTAAAAAACATATTTAGTTTTATTGATAAGGATTATAGATTACTTCATAAGTTGTATATGCAGAATTCTGTAAAGATATTTCTAAAAACTTATGCTTTAATAATTCTTTTAAAATAATATCACATTGTTCTTTGGATAAGTTCCAGCGTTTTGCCATTGAAACATCTGTAAATTTTATGTCTTTAGAAACTTTCCCACAGTAGTCTCTAATTAATTCAAAAAGTATATCTTCAGCATCAGGGTAATGTGGCAATGTTGTGTGGTTTCCTAATACATACTTTACTTTAAGCTTTGTAGTATTAAGAGTTTTCGGTAACATCATCAACTGTTTCTGTAATTATATTACCTAATTCTTCCTGGTCTAATTCATCACCGTATGTAAACTTTTCAGCAACAATAGGTTCTAGTAATTTTAATACATCATCAGTTAATACTTGTGGTGAATATAATTGATTAAGATCTACTGTATCATTTAAATGTTTTACACAGAGCTTACGAGCAGTTGGAGAAGGTTGAAAATAAACAATTACATCCTTTTTATCTTTTTTAAATGAATGCTTTCTACAGTCAGCCTTTCCTGGATCAGTTAATTTATTAAATGCACCGTCAGTTATAAACCTTCCTCTTTCAATGCCACAGATATCCCAGCCTATGTATTCTTCTAAACCTACATAAGGATTCATACCTTTATTAAAAGAAATATGGAATTTAATATTTGTTGGTTTTGCAAATCTGTTTTTATTTGGTTTAGCAGTTACAATAATTCCAGTCTGTTCTATACCTTCTTTAAGTTTAGCTTTACCTAAAAATAAAATAATTGAGGCTGCATATTCTGGACCAGTACCGCCGCCGCCAACTTGTCTTGAAAATAAATCTTGAGTTTGGTATGTATGATTAGTAAATAAGAATGGAATTTTACAAATACCAAATTGTGTCATAATAATTCTAAAAGTAGATTTTAAAAGTTTAGCTCTTGTCATATCAGCTTTACTACTTCCAGTCTTTGCATCATCAATTTCTTTTTGCGTTGCAAGGTTACCAGCAGAATCTAAAACTACCATTATTTTAGGCAATTCAATTCCTTTTTTCTTTTGCTCAATTAGTACATCAGTAATTGCAGTTACTGAACTTCTAAATTCTTGAACAGTATTACACGGTTCATATCTAAATGTTTTTGGATCAATACCAAATTTTTCAACTAATTTTTTATCTACTGCATTTTCGGAATCATAAAAAATTATACTATACCCTTGTTTTTGTGCTTGTTTAATTGCATTTAAAATAAGATAAGTTTTACCAGTCCCAGATGGTCCTGCTAATGCAACTGCTCTGTTGTTAGGATAACCTCCAAATAGAGATCCTGTTAAGCATGCATTAAGATGATAATTTCCTGTTGGTATATAATGATCAATTTCTGAAATTGTTGATTTGTCTAAAGTATTTCCGTACTCGGATATCTTTGACATTTCTTTGTTTAAATCTGCGAATGAGAATTCCTTTGCCATATTATTTTTGTTTATTATTATATTGATTTTTTGCCTTTTGTTTAAAGTTAAAATAGGCTTGTAGTGTAAATCAAATTTCTATTAAATGCTTTAAATCCCATTGCAGTTACTACTCGATTAATAGGATCTAGTATTGTTTTTTCAAATTGTCTATCATGATCCATTTCTGGTGCAAATTCATAAGGATATTCACCAGGTGCAAATGCAAACACATCACATGCTTTATCTTTAGAGAAATACATTTTACATTTTTCACCATTGCCTAGCGGCTGATACTTACCTTTAGATGTAGAATTATTTAATAAATAATTATGGTAACCTGCAGATCTTACTCCAATGGGACACCTTGATGCAAATTCAAAAGCTTCATAATCATTTGTAATGTATTTTTGATAATTATTTACTTTTCTAGAAAAACAAATTTGATCTACATTTGCCAATTTAAATTGTCTTTTTATATCTTTAAGTAATGCGGCAAATGCTTTCATATCTAACTTATCAACAGAGAATATGTATGTTAATAAATCTTTTAGTTTTTCTCTAGCAAATATTGGAGTAGACGATTGAATAATTTCAAAACCTTTTGAACTAATTTTAGACAAATCTTCATAATGAATATCTGGATCTTTCCATACAATATTTTGCATGTACTTTTTCTTAGCTAACCATATTGCATTTTTGGCAATGCTTTCTAATTCAAAAGATAAAAAGTTTTCTGCATTATTATCATCAGCATATTTTTGAAGAATTTTTTCTAAATAACCATTTACTCTAACCTTATATAATTTTAAAATAAATTCCTTTTCATCACCTTTCCAACCTTCTGATTTTTCTATTACTTCATCAAACTTTACATATACTGAATCTGTATCAATATAAATACCTACAGGATTTTCTATTCTTCCAGTTACTGTTATTCCCATTTCTTTATGAGCAGCAATGTCTTTATGCCAATATTTACTAAAGTACATGTTAAGTAATTCTTCAGTATATAAAATTGCATCTTTACCTTGTAATGTTATAGTCTCTGCTATATCAACATTAAAGAAATAAAAGTAAGGATTACCAAATGCACCATAAATAGAGTTAAGCATTAACTTAACTGCTTGCTCATAATTATAAAACTTACTTGCTTCTTTATTGATTTGCTGTAATTCTGTAAGCTCTGTCATATTATGTTAATTCAGTAGAAGTTGTAGCAAAGTCTTGATTTATAAGTAATGTATCATTGCCTTCAAAATATATGAGGGTTTTTTCGGTGTCAAATAAACCTGTTAAAGGATTATAATATTCGGTGATATACTGAATATAGGTATCTTGGTATCTTGCATCAAATTCTATAAACTCTATTGTATCTTGACCATTCTTTTTAGTTATATTAGCTCTGAGACCAATTTTTGTTTTATATGCCATAATTTATTATTTATTTTTATATGCTAAAAACTATAAAAAGTTTAAGAAAAAAGGCACCTCATATAGAGATGCCTTTATTATATTAAGGATAAGTAAAAATTAATCCTCGTCAGTAATCGCCACAGCGACAGTTAAGTGAGTGTTGGTATCTAAAGATCTAAATACAACTTTATTATTACAAACTACCACTTTATAGTTTTCTTTATCTAAAAGGTTAATATATTTTTTGTAAATTACAACCTTTTGTCCTACTGCATTTTCACCTTCATATGAATGAGCTAAAGTAGCATCATAAGAAAGACCTTGTACTGCAATACCTTTATCAGTTACTGCTAATGTAAATGTATCTTCTTCTCTTTCTAAATTAAATAAAGATTTCATTTTATCCACATGAGTTGTTAAAAGATCAAACTGAAATATATTACCGTCAGTTCCAAATGCACGATCAGTTTCTTCTTTACTCATTTCCATAAATGATAATGATGGATCAGCACATGCTAAATTAATTTGAAGATCAGCATTCTCTAAAGTAAAATCACTTGCCATTAATTCTCCATCAATTTCTGAGTACTTAATTTTACCTTGTACATCTCCATTAAAATGAGATAGTGCATCGATTACTTTGGTACCATTATAAAAACTAACCTTTACTGGATTAGTAATGTCAGTGTCAAAGATATCAGATGTTGGTGTTGATACTAATTTCACTGCATCCCTTTCTGGGAAGTATACAGATGAAACGGTTCCTTCCTTTCCAATTTTCATAAAAATGAATTTATCAATTGGTAAAAGTTTTTTGACGAATGTACTTAATTCGTAACCGTCAATTTTTTTAATAGTTGCTTCCATTGAATTTATTATTTGTTTATTGTTATATGCATTAATTTAATTTAGTTTTAAAAAGTACTCTTAACTTTATACTTCTTTTTAGGTACTGCGCCCAGTTCTTCTGTTACTAGGATTTTTTGGTTTGTATTATCCTGTTTCATAAAAGTAAAGTTTGTCATTTTAGATTTACCTTCACAGAACTTTTTAACTTCAACTGCCATATCCATAGCCGTTGTTGCAGGTACATTTTGAGCAATATGATTAACTTGCCTAGCATCCTTAATACCAAAGTCTAAAGGTAATCCCATTAAGTGTAACATTTCTCTAATGTTTAAATATCGGTTTTCCGTTGGGTGTACACCATTAAACATATTTCTACCGATAAGAGCTGAGAAACTTTCATTAAAGAAGTGAGGTGATGCATCCCAATAACCTAAACCTTGGCTTGTTTTATATTTCTGATGCTCTAACATATCACCAAATGATTTTGTGGATTTTTTATTAGAGAACCCTTGTTTATGATAATTTTTATCTAACCATTGAATACATTCATCAAGTAATTCATTCTTTTCTAAATACTGAGCAATTGTACCTTTACCAAACTTCTTAGCAAAATCAGCATGATTCAATTCTTCTTTTTCTAATACGAATTCATAAGGTTTATAATGATCCGTTACCTTTCCGGCTACCATAAACATATCTTGTAATGTTGCATCTTCTGGTATTTCTTTAAGATAATCTATAAGATGTTTCTTTTCTCTGAATTTCCATTCCAATAAAGGTACAGTTGGTGTATTCCAAAAGAAATAGAATGTTCGTATTCTTCTTTGTGGAATTCCATGTAATTCAGTATTTGTTTTAATTAAAGAAAAGCTATATCCATATTTTTCACCGATGGCCTTTAGCCTATTAACAACACCTTCACCCATTTTGGTAAATAATCCTGGCGCGTTTTCACCCCATAAGACTTTAGGTTTAACATTCTCCAAAACATACTCCGATGAATTATACATCCATTGATTTTGAACCGCATCAGATCCTCTAGATGAGGCGCTACCGCTAGCAGAATTTAACTGTGACAATCCTGCACAAGGGCAAACTGAATTTACAAAATCAACTTTTTCAAATGTTTGATTAGGAATATCTAATTCTTCATGATCTAGCCTATACATCGGTACTTCTGGCCAATAATCTTCAATATGACTTTCATTTGCAGCAAATGCTTCATAGCTTAAATGAAATGCTGGTAAATTACCTGTTGCTTTATTACAACCTATTGCACTACCACCAATCAGTGGAATTATAGTACCCCATTTTAATTCTTTTTCTTTTTTCATATTTTAACTTTTTCAATTTCTAAATCTTCCATGAATGTAAAAGGATCAATATTACCTTCTTCTATTTCATTTTCCAAATATACAATAGTTTCTTTGATTGTATCAGTTATATCTTTTTTAGGTTCCCATCCCATTGATTTTGCTTTAGAAATATCTCCATAAGAATTTAATGCTTCTCCTGCAATTGCATCATAATGATCAAAATCAACATTAACATCCATAATGTCTGCTATCATATTTTTAAGATCCATTAGGTTAGTCATTTTACCAGTTCCTAGATTAAATGTTTGATTTGCAGTATCTTCATTTTCCATACAAAGAATATGGAATGCATTAACATCAGATACATCTATATAATCTCTTGCCTTCATATAATCACCAAACACAATAGGATTACGGCCACCTTTGATTCTTAGAATAAATCCAGCAAAAACTGGTGGGATTGTTCTTTCGTAATCTTGTAGTGGTCCTGCTACATTAAAATATCTAAGTGCAGTATAATTCAATCCTTTAGTTCTACAATAAGATTCTGCTAATAGGGCAAGACATGCTTTTGTTGTAGAATAAATTGTAGTAGGATCTGATTGAGTTTCATTAAATCCTGCTTTAGGCATTTCGCAATTTTCATATACTGCTGAAGTTTCACTAAAGATAATTCTTTTAACATCTGCCTTAAGACAGCCATTCATTACATTAATACTTCCTAAGATATTATTATCTACTGCTTCATATACATCTTCATGACAATCATAAATTGAAACTAAACCTGCAAAGTGATAAACATAATCTGGTGCAAATTTTTCAATAATTGTTTCTACAAATTGATTTCTAATATCAACTCTATGAAAGTTTTCTATTTGATCATGAACTTTAGGAATATAAGTTCCATGTTCCATATTATCAATAACTGCAATACATTCAGGATTATGTCCTCTATTTAATAAATCATTGATAAAATTTGTACCAACGAACCCAGCACCACCGGTGACTAGGATTTTAGTTTCAGAATTATACATATATTTAGTTTGTTATTTTGTTATAAGCTTCCCATATTTTATTATCTACGTGTTCTCCAGTATAATAAGAATCTTTTAAATACTTTTCTTGGAGATTATAAAAGAGTTTTTTATAATGCTCTGGGTTTGCATTTAAAAAATCTACTTTCTTTTTTAAATCTTCTGGAGATTTACATCTAATGAAATGACCGTCAGGGAAGACATTAAATTCAGTATCGTAAGATGGATGTAAGAATGGTATAATACCATAGTGTAGCATTTCAGCATACTTAGAGGTTACCATTCCTTCTTTAATAGGTACACAGAAAGTATACTTAGTAGAAAGTAATTCATCTGTCATTGATTCAATTCTTTTTTCTCCTTTAAACCAATTTGGATATTTTTCTTTTAATTCATCATCCCACTTACCATAAATATCTGTCTTTATATCATTCTCTACAATATAATCTTTAACTGGATCCCATCGGTCCATTCCTCCCGTACCTTTTCCTTGATTTTGTAACATCATAAATGAATTTGTCTTTTTCATTTCAAACAATTCATCAGTGTTATACCTAGTCTTATCTAAAAGAAAGACAGTTTCAATACCTGAATATTCATAAGTAGAAGTAATTGTTTTAACATCTCTTAGTGGTGGTTGATAAAAATACTGCTCTTCTTTTGTAAAATTATTTTGAGCTAAGTAATATGTAGGTCTATTATTAATACCCCAATCTTTACAGGCTAATACATATCGATTATCTACAAGTAAACCAACAATTGGTACTTTCTTTTCCAATTCATTCATTGCTTGAATTATTGGTGCTGCATAATATTTAAAAAAGTCTAATGATTTAACTTGACCATTCCCATCCTTCTTATTAATATAATTAGGAATATTAACTGTACTTGATGGTCCAGTGTAAAAGAAAATAAAATCTAAATCTAATTCTTTTATAAATTTTACAGTTTCATCAGCAGATTTTCTATTCTCCATTTTAGAATGAAATTCATGAATGTTTGATTCTGCCGCTGACTCTGCTTTAACAGGATCTCCAAATAATGATTGAACTGCCGGCTTTTCTTTTGCTCTAACTCTGCCTAAATCATTAGGGCTTAATAACCAATATTCAATATTAGGATTTCTTTTTGCTATTGCATTTATTAATTGCTTAGGTTCACAATCTCCACCGATTGCGCCCCAACTGTTTTCATTAAACTTAATCGCTTTACCAAGTTTAAAGAAACCTACTTTTTTAACATTTTCCATTTAACACGTTTTAATTAAATCTTCTATTACTTCTTTATCATTTTCATACGTTAGATCATACCAACATATATTTAATTCCTCAAACTTTAAATTATCCATTGAATTAATAAGATGGGTAATTTCATATTCATTTCTATTTGACATTTTAATACTATCAAGATTATCAAATGCTTCTTTTGAAAATATCATATAACCACAGAAATATCTTCCTGAAACAATTCCATGTGGTTTTTCTATAACAACATTTTCTAATATGGAAGCTAATTGTAAATTCCTAGCTCTTGTATCATAATCTTTGTAAGTAACTACTGTACTGTTTGGATCATGATATTCTAATCCTATATTTCCTTGATAATAATTATCTCCAAATAAACACAAGAAGCCTTCATTAAATTTACCAGCCCAAACCTTTATTGCTGCACCTGGACCATATTCATCATCCTTTTGAAATTCATAAAATATGTTAATGTCTTTTTTATACTTATTAAGTTTTTCTATAATAGGATGAGAAAGTTTTATACTATCTTTAAAAAAGAAATCGGCTTTACTAATTGTTACATAACAATCTTCTATTCCATTCTCAATACAAAATTCAATACAATATTCAACTGTTGATTTGCCTAAGATAGGATCAACTAATTTATTTTTGCCATATCTTGTAGAACGGCCTGCTGCTAATATAATTGCTTTACTTACTCTTTTCATTTAGTATACTTTATTTCTAATTCATCAAATAATTCATGTCCTTTTTTAAGGAAAGATCCTGCTAATTCATACCTTTCATTTAATTCAAAGAAAGGTACTGCTCCTAATAAATGAACAGCTAAAAAGAACTTAAGTTGATATTCATCACACCATTCATACATTATCTTTTCAGCTTCTTTACAGAACTTACTGTATTTTTTATTTGGATTATTGTATATATGGGACTCATATTCCATGACAAATGATTGCATCAGTTTTCCATAATCATAATAGTCCTGTTCTTCGGTACCTCTTGGGTCTATAAAAAGAAAATCTTTATCATGTAAAATGTTACTTACGGTTAAATCTCCATGTACAAAACCCCAACAAGATACTGCATCAAATTTACCTTCATAAGTATAACCTGTTCTTAATTGAAGTTTATTAAAATAATCTTGAGTCTTTACATCAGATCCTATATTATCAAACTTGCCTATAATTGAAATAAGATTTTCTAATTGATTTAATGAGTTAGTAATAGGTTGAGTTAAAATTTTATCATACCAAGTTGAAAACCTTTTCATTTCATAACTTGTTTCTGATAGAGGCTTAACATTAATAAAATTAGGATGATCACAGCACATAAGAAATTCCATTTGCTGTTTGAATTTTTCTGGATAATGCCCAGCCTCTTTAATTACTTTGTTACCTTGGAGAAATACTTTATCTCCACTATTCCCTACTAAAATTTTACTATTATGCATTTTATTCCTAGTTTACGTGCAAAGGTTGAATCTACGTCAGAATCACCAACCATTAAAAAGTCTTCTTTGTTATATTGTGGAAATTTTTCTATTATTAGATTTCCCATATCTATAGACGGTTTTTTATTTGATACATCTTCTCTTGTATATATGTAATCAAATAACTTAGGATCTATTTGATGATAACTCATGATTCTATCTACATTTTCTCTAGAAGAATTAGATGCTATAACTAAATTTTTAAATACTTTACTCTTACACATATATAAAAGTAATTCATTTACTTTAGTTTTATGTAAGTTTTTTGAAAATATTTCCTTTTTATATTTTTGTGCTAACTTAGATTCTTTATTAGTTAATTGATATTTTTCTAATAAAACATCCATACCATAATTAATATCTGCCATGATAGCGGATAACGGTATTTCTATGTTTAAGACCTTTTCTAATGCCTTTCTCCAGGAATCAGCATGAATCTCAATAGTTTTAACTAGTGTATCATCAAAATCTAACATTAAACATTTTTCCATATAAATCCTAATTTATTATTATATGGATAAAATAACAAATGTTTTAAGAGTGCTAGAGATATTTTTAAGACAAAAAAAGACCGCCTAGATGGCAGCCTCTTTTTAGGTGAACGGTATTTGTATTAAAGACTGTTCTTAGTATCTTGTACGTGTATTCTTACTTCTTGTGCTAGATTTTTAATATCTTGCATTGTTTTACGAATTCTAACAGCAGCAGCTTTATTTCCTTTTACATAAAACTTATCTACATCTTCATTACACGCTTCGATTAACGCTTTAATTTCTTCAAATTTTTCCATAATTAATTGTTTTTGTTGTTATTGTTTATTTAATCTATATATTCATCACTAGAACTTACCTTCACGGTTTCTGTAAAAACTTGTTACTTTAGGAATGTACATATAATTTTTTCCTTTGTCCTTGACGTTCATCATGACTCTTTTAAACATGTCCCAATCAGCAGGTAATATACCACCTGAATTAGATGGTGCACCCTTTAGCTTAGGAGCAGTGTTTTTCTGTTGATCTGGATTTCTATATCTTAATTTACCTATTATGCTAGGTCTCCAAGACACAGCAGAATGCGAAGTATCATTTGCTCCGTATCCTTTATTATTTAAATCCATATCATATTCTTTTTGCGGTTGCATAAATACTTTCTTTGCAGTATTATGAGCAGTTACTTTCTTTTTACTTCTAGTAAACACAAAACCTAAATCAGGAAATTGTGAGTACGCTTTAGCAATAGTCTCTAAGTGATTAGGAGCCCATTTATCATCATGATCTAATCGTATGATATAATCACAACCGTCTTTGTCTGCCATATTTAAGGAATCATTTAATGCACCACAGCCTGCAGTAAATCTAATTTGTTTAGTTGTCCACTTTTTATTATTTCTTTCACCTGGTGTTGATCTATTCTTATATTGAATTTGATCAGCAGGTATAATATCTTCTATTACTTTTTTAATTTCATTCTCATCACCTTCATATTTATCAGCAGTCAAATAAATTTTCCAGTTTTTATATTTTTGATTCTTAATAGAATTTAAAGCATCTGCTAAAACGCCAGGAGTTGTCATATGCTTTGCCCTCTGTTTGTTTGCAGCACCAGCATTCATATCATGAGTAGCCATCACTATTCCAAACTTAATATCATTATCTATTTTTGATCCAAGATTTTTTTCTAAAAGAATTTGAAAATTTTCTTGGCCTATATAAGACTCTAATAAGTTATATTCTTCAAAAGTTATCATTTATTAAAAAATGTTTTTATAGACTTTATAATTCTTTTCATATCTTTGTTTGTAAGATCTGAACCTGAAGGTAAACAAATACCTTGTAAGAATAATAAAGAACTGTTTCCATTTATATATTTTTTATATCCTTGCATAACTGGTTGTTCATGCATTGGTTTCCAAATTCTTCTTGCTTCTATATTATCATTAGCTAAATGGTCAATTAAATCTTCTGGTTTATCTTCACCTTTCATAAGAGCACAGCTTAACCACATATTAGATCTATCAGTTTCTCTCTCTTCTTGAAAAGAATAAAATAAATTACCTACTTCTTTTCTATAAATTTGATTAATTTCTCTTGTTCTTTTTATTCTATCTTCTATAGACTCCATTTGGCCTACACCAATTGCAGCAAGAACATTACTCATTCTATAATTATAACCTATTTCAGTATGATGATAAAATGGTTTTTTATCTTTAGCTTGCGTAGATAAAAATCTCATATAATCTGCAAGTTTATCATCATTGGTTACAATAACCCCACCACCTGAGGTAGATAATAACTTATTTCCATTAAAAGAATAAACACCAATAGGACCAAAGGTTCCTGTGTGCTTATTATTAAAAGTAGATCCCAAACTTTCAGCGGCATCTTCAATAATAGGTATGTCATATTCATCTGATAATTTTTTAATTGCATCCATATTACATGGTACTCCAAAAATATGGACGGGTATAATAGCTTTTGGTTTTTTACCTAAAGCTGTTGAATTAAGAATTGCTTTTTCTAATAGTATAGGATCCATATTCCATGTACCTTCTTCTGAATCAATAAAAATAGGTTCAGCACCACAGTAAATTATAGGATTAACGGTTGCTACGAAAGTTAATGAAGAACATAAAACATAATCACCTTCTTCAACCCTTAATGCTCTTAATGCTAAATGAATACCTGCAGTTGCTGAAGTAACAGCTACTGCGTATTTAGAATTAGTATATTCTTTAACAGTATCTTCAAACATATTAAGATGTGGCCCAATTGGAGCTATCCAATTATCTTTAAACACATCATTAATATATTCTAACTCTTTGCCTGACATATGAGGCGGTGAAAGATAAATTTTTTTCATAATTTTATTTTAACAGGATTTCCATAAGCAGTAATTCCATCAGGTAAATTTTTTGTAACAACTGAGCCTGCACCAATCATACAATTTTTACCAATTTTAATATAAGGTAATATCACAGCACCTGCTCCAATAAATGTACCTTCTCCAATTTCTACACCACCACACAATGTTGCATTAGGTCCTATAAAACTAAAGTCTCCTAATATACAATCATGATCTATTGATGCCGCCGTATTTATTATACAATGCTTTCCTATTTTAGTACCAACTTGTATTGTAGAATTATGCAATATCTGAGAACCCTTCCCAGGATTAATATTTCTATCCAAAACAGCCGAGTCATGAATTACTGTAATATAACAATCATTTCCTAATAATTCTGCTATTCTTTTTCTTGAACTATTATTACCAATAGCAATTAACCAATCACCTTCTATATTATTATTATAAGGATCAAAATCCCCAACTTCTTTTTCATAACTTTCATCATCCCAAAATTTTATTTGTTTAGGGTGTGTATTATACAAAACAGAACTTATTACTTTTGCATGCCCGCCTTTTCCGTAAATATTAATCATTTATTTTTGCAAATTTTTCTATTTCTTCTTCAGATAATTCTAACCTATCCCAACCACCAGAAGGTAAAAATGTTTTAACATATTTTCTTCTTTCTTTTTCTAATTCATTATGATCATTAAAAAATTCATTAATGCAATAATATTTTTTAATATTCTCATTTAATATTATAGAAAAATTTGTCACAGAACTTATTCTTCCTATAAAAATAGGAAATTTAGATAGCATATGTACATCTCTAAAAAGCTCATATGCATTATCTTTCTTTTCCCAGTTAAGTATTTGTTGAGTAACTTGAGAATCTGTTTGGTCGGTTAGGTCTACTCTTTCTATATTAAAATAATAAATAGGTGGAAGATCGGAAAACGTTTTTAAATACTCAATGCTCTTTACTGCATCACTTGCTATAAAAATCTTATTAATATTAGGATTTTCTTTTATAACCTTACGAATTAAAATAAGGTAATCACTTAACTCTGCCTTACCCCACTCTGTATGTAAATTCATATCAGTAGTTCTTAGATGAACTCCTAATGTATTAGAATCTAACTTCCACTTTTTATAATAATTATTTACATCATTTATTAATGAAGGTTTCCATTTACATAATGTATTGACGACCTTTCTCATAATAGGCAAAAGATCCTTATCCCTTTTATTAGTAATAAGATTAGTACAAGGTATTATATAATTATCATTACATAGATTAGGGCGATAAAGATTTAATACTTTATTATTTTCGTTTGGAGATTGATCAAAAACAAAATCAAACCAATTAGGAACTCTTCGTAGTCCTTTATTGTCTTTAAGCCAATGGCTTTTAATATGCTCACCTAATTTTATATAAATTGATGGTGCTTCTTCTATTGTTTTTAGCAACTTAGGATTATGTACAAGAGATTTAACCATTACTTCTAATTGAGAAAGTGTCCCACCGCCGTCTAAATTAAAATCAATAGTTAAATTATCCGAAGATTCACTTTTTAAAAGATCAGATAAACCTGACCTCCAAATAATATCGCCAAAACTTAAGTGTTTAAAACATTCTTTAAAATTATGCTTAATTTCTTTTTCTTTTGAATTGTAAAATTCAGAAGTTAATTTATTGCTAGTTAAGATATCATATAATTCTTCAGCTGTATTAAAAAATATCATACCATCTGTATTAAACCCTTCCCATTGCTTAGTATCTTTATGGCCCCATATTATAGGAATAGTACCAGTTAACATACAATCTAAATGTTTCTCTGTTAAAAAATAAGGAAATTCGTTTTCTACAACTATTTCATATCTATAATCCTTTAATACATCAATCTTTTTTACAGGATTATTCCAATCAACAGTCTTAGGTATTTTATTTTTTATATAGTCCCTTGCAGTATGTCTTAATATATGCCCTTGCAGCCCAAGGTTTTTATTAGACCATATAGCCGTGACATTTTTACTTTTATTATAAATTTTTCTTTCATTAGAATCAATAAAAGTTCTGGAACCAGCTATATAATACTTATACTTTTCCGGATATTTACCTGTGCCTTTCCATGCAGGGTAATGAACAAATATTAAATCAAATAAATGTTCATTCTCTAAAATCCAAGAATGTAAAGCTCTATTAAAACTCATAGGTTCCATTTGAACCATAACTTTATATTTTTGATTTGAATTTTTAACTATAGTTTCTAAATTATCTAGTGAACCGTCATAATCTACAAAAATAGCAACATCTGTAGGATCATTAGTCCATTCTATATACTGACTAGGTGTAGAAGGTAAATGCCCAGCCCTCTCCTCATTTCCAAAGTTCCATTTATCCCAATATAAATTAATTTTTCTTTTTTTATTCATTGCCTTCTCTTTTAAATTCAGGAACAATACTTTTCATTAATAGAAGTATTTTGTAAAAATCATTTGATCTAATTTTAGATAACTTTTCTATTTTAGGAATAAGTGTTTTAAAGTCATAATCTATATGATTAAGTTTCATTATATTATTATCTTCGGTAGTTACCATATTTTCGCCATCACATAATAGTTCTTCATATAGCTTTTCACCGGGCCTTAATCCTATGTATTCTATCTTAGCTTTACTTTTAAAATGTTTAATAAGATTTTTTGCTAAATCATTTATACTTACAGGTTCTCCCATATCAAATAAAAATACTTCTCCACCTTTACCTAATACACTCCCCTGTAAAACCAATTGGCATGCCTCAGGTATAGTCATAAAGTATCTTATAACTTCTTTATGGGTAACACTTACAGGACCACCGCTTTTAATTTGTTTTAAAAATGTTGGAATTACTGAGCCTTCAGATCCTAATACATTACCAAATCTTGTTACTATAAAATTAGTGGCTGACTTAGTTTCTAAAAACTGAGTATATAATTCTGCTATTCTTTTCGTAGCACCCATTATGTTTGTAGGATTAACTGCTTTATCTGTTGATACCATAACAAATTTATCAACCTCATTCATAAAAGAAATATCAGCAACATTCTTTGTTCCTAGAACATTTGTTTTAATTGCTTCAATTGGATTAGCCTCCATCATAGGAACATGTTTATAAGCAGCTGCATGAAATACTACGTTAGGTTTAAAGCTTTCAAAAACTTCTTCTAATCTATACTTATCTCTTACATCACCTATTACATATTTTATATGAGATTTTGGATTTGACCTACTAATCTCTTGTTCCAAATGAAACATAGATGCTTCAGCATTATCAAAAACAGTTACTGATGAGGCATTAAAATTAACAAGTTGTCTTACTATTTCACTACCTATTGAACCTGCACCACCGGTTACAAGTATTCTTTTACCTTTAATAAAATCTTTTATTAACTTAAGATCAGTTACTATAGGCTTGCGATTAAGCAGCTTAGAATAGTTTAATTTCATATATTATTTATTTGAGACACTAACCAATCCAATTCTACTTGACTAGCAGAATCAGAAATAGCATTCTCAGGATCAGGGTGTGTTTCAATAAATACGCCATCATATTCAAAAATCTTTGCTGCTTGAGCATATTGTTTAGCTAATTTACGACTACCTCCAGTTATACCTTCTCCAGCCATTTGGGTTGAATGAGTACAATCTAAAATAACTTTGTCTGCAAATTCTTTCATTACATCTACACCTCTAAAATCTACAATTAATCTATCATAACCAAAATTAGATCCTCTTTCAGTTACCCACACTTCACAATTAGGATCAACTTCCTTTATCTTTGCAACTGCATGTTTCATTGATTCAGCAGATAGCCATTGACCTTTTTTAATATTAATTATATTAAAGTTTTTTGCACATGCAATTAAAAGATCTGTTTGTCTGCATAAGAATGCTGGTATTTGAATAACATCAACAACTTCAGACAGTGGTAATGCTTGGTTAGGATTATGAATATCAGTTACAATTTTAATGTTAGGATAATGGTGTTTGACTGTTCTCATAATTTCCATCCCTTCATCTAAACCTGGACCTCTATCTGAATGTATTGAAGTTCTATTAGCTTTATCAAAAGAACCTTTGAGATACCATTCCTTGGTTCCCATGTAGCCATCTAAAGTTTTTGCTACTTCTAAAAAGTTGTCCTCGTTTTCAATACTGCAAGGACCAAGTATATATGTATAGTTTTTCATTACCCATCACAGCTTAAACATTCTTCCATTGCTGATTTAGCAATATCTCCTCTTAATACAGATTCAGTTCTCATATAATAAAGAGTTTTAATTCCTTGCTTCCATGCTTCAAGATGAACTTGATTAATCCATTTAGGAGTAGCTTCTTTTGGAAAAGCAAGATTTAAAGAAACTGCCTGATCTACATATTGTTGTCTTATACCACCTTGTCTTATTAAATCTAATTGATTAATTTCTTTAAATGTTTTAAATACATCTTTAAAAGGAACGCCTTCTTGAAATTCTGGTACATCTTTACATTTAATTAACATACCTTTTAAGAAACACCAATCATCTAAAAATTTAAGACCTTGTACAGAACCACCATCTGCCATGATCTTATCCCATACTTTTTTATTATTATGTCCCATTTTTTCTAAGTAACCTAATAATTGTTGATTCTTTCTAATAAAAGTCCCTTTGGCCGATTGATCTGTCCATATATTAGCAGGTACTGGTTCTATACCAGCAGAAATTCCACCAGCTAATTTTGAATTAGACACTGTTGGAGCAACTGCTCTTAGGTGAGTATTTCTAAAGCCAGTATCTCTACACCATAAAGGTTCTCCGTACGCCTCGGCAAGATCTCGGCTTGCCCTTTCACTTTCTACTTTTATTTGAGAAAATATATTACGAGTTTCATACTGTGCTTCTAAACCTTCAAACGCAATACCTCTTTGTTGCAAATAAGTATGCCATCCTAATACACCTAAACCTACTGCTCTACCTTTTTCTGCTGTTCTTACGGAGTTTTCAAAACCTTTTCTATATTTAGCCTTTTGAATAAATTCTTCAAGTACACCGTCTAAAAACCATGTTGCATCATAAATAAGATTAGTATTTTTCCATTCATCATATTTAGAAAGATTAAGAGAACTTAAACAACAAACAAAAGAATGATTTTCATCTGTATGTAAAACAATTTCAGAACAAATGTTAGTCATAAATACTTTTAAACCATTTCTCTTGTATGCCTCAGGATTTTGTTTATTAACATTTCCTCTATACATTATATAAGGTTGCCCAGTCTGTCTTCTTTTTCTTTGGACTGCTGCATACCTTTTTCTAGATTCTGCATCTCCTTCTAAAACATTTCTCATAAACTTATCACCTATGACAACACATTGGTTTGTATTTAAACACTGTCTATTAATATCACCTTTAGGTTCTCTAATTTCTAACCATTCCCAAAAATCTCCATGTTCTATACTTAAATTAGTACTTGCTGCTCCTCTTCTAACCGCTCCTTGATTAGTGGCAAGAATTGTAGAATCATTAATTTTAATAAAGGGTACTACACCATCGCTTGTTCCATTATCAGTTATATTAGATCCGGCTGGTCTGATTTGATTATGACCTACTCCTACACCACCACCATGTTTTGCTAATAACATAAGTTCTAAATTCTTTTGGCCTATATCATTAATGCTATCCGCTACATCTATACCAAAACAACTAATAGGTAAACCTCTTTCAGATCCAGTGTTGCTTAATACTGGTGATGCTAAATTTAACCACCCTTTCCAAATGTACTTCATAAACTTATCTGCCATTTCTGGTTTCTTAAGCCTATTAGCTACAGTTGTTGCTACTCTCCAGTATGCATCCTTTGGGGTTTCTCCTGGTAAACAATATCCTCTTGATATTGTATTTAAGTAAACATCGGTATGCCCCCAGTCAGGATAATCAACGCCTCTTTCCCATCCTAATTCTTTTTCTATTTGATCTGCTGTCATTTTTATTTAATTTTCTTTGGTCATCTTGACCATTCAATATTTCTTTTTATTATTTTTGCAGGTGTACCTGCAATTATTACATTACTTTCTTCAAATGATTTATTAACCAATGATGATGATCCAATAACACAGTCATCTTTAATATTAACACCCTTCATAATTTTACTATATGCACAAACCCAAACATGATTTCCTATGATAATATCAGAAGGATTATTAATTCTATCGTGAGTACCTTTTTCATATATAAAATGGCTATCACCAGTTCTCATTTCAATATCATGAGCAAATAAACAGTCATTACCTATGATCACCTTTTTACCTTCTAATGATGCTATATGTAATCCTTCAATCCTTGTATTATTTCCAATTATTATAGAAGTATTATATTCTAACCAAAGTAATGCATTTTGATGAATCCTAGTATTAGATTTAATATGTAAAATAGAATCTGATCCTTCAAAGCGAAATTTAACATTATATAATTTAACACCTTCATCAATAATCAAAGTATTATTTTGACCGTATGTTAGGATTTCACAATTTACCATTTCAACCGATGAGTGAATGTTAATTATATGACCTTTTATTTCTAAGTCATTTTTTATGTTATTTATATACATATTTAAAATTTACCAAATGTCATCCCAATCATCACCTTCACCTGCTTTAGCATAATCAGTTGGTCTGATTGCAAAAAAGTCAGTATGGGTATGGCCGCCTGTTAAATGATAAAACCAGTCTAAAGCATCAGCTGATTTTTCATCATATTCAAATATCGGATCTAATCCTAATTCTTGTAATTTTTCATTTGTTCTTCTATAAATAAAATTCTTTAAGTCGTAAGCCTTTAAATTTTCAATATCACCCATTTCAAAAATCTTATCAATATAATCATGCTCCATATCTACCATTAACTTTGCAGCTTCATAAATAGATTCTTTAACATCGTCCCTTAATGTTTCATCCTCAGAACACATATGATTAAATAACCTACATCCCATTTTAGAATGCAACGATTCATCTCTTACGGACCATTTCATCTGTTGGCCAATTCCTTTTAAAAGATTTCTCATTTGAAAACTATATAAAACTGCGAATGAACTATATAAAGATACACCTTCAGCAAATGCAGAAAATATTGCAAGACTTCTAGCAACTTCCTTTCTTGCATCTTTATTTTTTAATAAATCTTTATCAGTATAATCAGCCTTTGTTGACATTAAGAAGTCAAATTTATCAGCCATTGAAGGTTCATGTAAAAATGCAGTATAATCTTCAAGACCTAATGTTTCATTTAAATAACTATAAGCAACTGCATGAATTGTTTCTTGTGAACCAAACATCATTGCCATTTGTCTTATCTCATGTTTAGGAAACCATTTTGTAACCATTCCTGTCCAATAATCAGATACTGCACATTCAGTTTGAGCAAACCCTAAAAGAATATTGCCTACTAAGTTTTTTTCATGAGGTTTTATATTTTCATTCCAATCCTTTAAATCACCTTGCATTGATATTTCAGTATGTAACCAAAATGCTTGTGCTTGTGGTAGCCAACCATCCAAATAATATTCAGGGTATTCAAAAGGTTTATATTCGACTCGATTAGTGAAAAGTTTGCTCATAGTTTTTTATTATTTTAGACAAAACATGCAACTCAGTAAAAGTAGTTGCATGTCGTTAATTAGTATTGTTTTTTATTTATTCTACTTAAGACTTGAGTTTTAATCATTGTCTTGTTTTTTTAACTCTTGTTCCAAATCATATGCTTTTTGTTGAAGTCTAAATGATTCTTTCTTATAAGTCTTTCTTTGATCATACAACCTACTTAATACGTCTTTAAGTATTGATCTCTCTGTACTATATACCGCACCTGTAACTGAAACAATCCTATCATCACCTACTTCCTTATCTCTAATTTCTGGTTTTACTTTTCTAATAAAACTTTCTGGAGATACATTTAATTGTCTCATAATAGAAGGATATAGTGAAGCAAAATCAAACGCAGCTACAGCATTATGCATTCCTGTTTTAGGTTCTTTTACAAAGGCTCCTTCAAATTGTTGTCTTTTAGTTGGAGGTGCTTTAGGATCTTTTGCCATTACTAAATCTCTGGTTAAAAATTCTCTGGCTAATAATGCTTCAGTAATTGCTACAGGTGATGCTGCTTTAAATATACTAATCTGAGTCATATGAGCAATAGTTAAAGCAATTTCCATTGTTTTAATTTTTTCATGAATTAAATAAACTAATGCAGTATCAACAGCATTATAAAAAATGTATTTAGGATAATCCTTTTCATACATATCCTGTATTGTTCCGTCATATTTAATTTTACGAATACCTACAACAGCTTCACCTACTGTATCTAATTTAAAATCTTCTTTAATATCAACAGTCCTATCCCATTTTGCATAAATATCTAAATAATCCATTACGCCTACATGGCATGGAAATTCATGTTTACCAAACGTTCTACCTATAGGAGAAGCTATAGAAGGATCAATTCCTAATTTCTTACAACGATTTACAATATACTGCCAGTCAAATTGAACATAATTCCAACCTGTCATCATAGAAAACTTTTTAACAAAAGAATCCATAAAAGTATAAAGCATATCATACTCATTTTTAAAACATTTAAAGATAAATGAAAATTCTTCGCCTATACTTTTAAAGTGTTCATCTATTTGTTTTTGAATTTTAGATTGTGTTTGTCTATCTAAATCTTTTGTAGCTAAAACTATACATTGCTTTTCTGGAGTAACAATACAAATTGCAGTTACTGGATTAGGTGCCTTGCTTGGTTCTGGAAATGAATCAGTTACCTCTACTTCAATATCTACAAAAAAAGTTTTTGGAAAATGATAACCGAATATGAGCTCTCTATCAGAAAAAGATAGCTGATCCATATATTCAATAATTCTATACTTATTTAAATATCTTGATCTTGCTTTCTTTACAGAACGACCATCCCAGTTTTTAATTTTCTTATCTGCTTTAGGATCGCCGCCTTCACAAACCTCCCAGTTAAACATATCCTCTGGTTGAAGATCATAAGTTTTAAATCTAGTTTTTCCGTCAAGATTAAAATAAGAAACCCATAATTGGCGATCTTCTTGAGTTATATCTAATAGCATATTTTATTTTTTATAGGTAATGATTAATAATTGTTTTCTTGCCTGTTCCAATTCTCTTCATTCTTAGAAAGATAATAATTATAGAACTCTTTTGGAGAAACGCCGATAGCTAAACCTGCATTAAATACAAAATGCATTACATCAATCCATTCCATTTTTAATTCCTTTAAATCACCTGGTGTTAAATCAGATAATTTTTGTTTTCTGATTTCAGGATTTTTAGATTTCCAAGGTTTCCATGCAGCATTACCAACACCGTCTTCGATTCCTCCAACCGCATCTACCATTTCATGTAGCTCATCAATGATTGCATGATTAGTAACCATTAAAAAATCTATAACATCACCTATAGTGAACTCTGAGAAAGGTTTTCTACCTTGCTTTTCAAAATACATATTTTGAGTTTTAGCTTGTAGAGAATAAAGTTCTTCTAATGAATTAACTTTAACATCATATTCTTTCTCTTTCCAATAATCTCTAACATCGAGATCCTTACATTTATTATCAGTGTTTGCCATACTCTTTTTAATTTATTTTTATATAGCTAAAATGTAAGTTTGTTTTATTTTTGTTTAGAGATATATTCTAACATTTGAATATTCCATTTAGGATCAAACCAAAACCTTCTTCCATTCTTATCCATGATATGCCCCATGTTTTTATTGTTATAACATTTGATGAATCTTTCAAATTTTTCTTTATCTGATTGCCACGGATTTTCCCAGTCTTTTAATTGGCCACCACCTAATGAATAAGCTTTTCTTGGTATAGTTGTACATAGTTCTAATACCTTTGGGCAATTGTCTATAACTTCTCTAGCATCCATAAAAGGATTTACTTCAGGTAGCCTATATAAGATCTCAGCTCTAAGATAATTACCAATACCATTAAAATATTTTTGATTCATTAATACTAAATGAATAGGTTGATCAAATACTCTTTTATCCAAATTCTTTAATACATTATATTTAAATTCATCTACTTCAGTTGTAGGATCTGGTCCACGATTCGTACTCCATGTTTCACCGGCTTTCCATTTACCAAATCTCCTTACATCAACAAACGATAATGTAGTTCCATCCTTTCTATAAAATTTTAAATGAGCATGCTTTGATTCTTGGCCAGTATTTGTTAATTTAAAATGACCACTCATTCCCATTGACATTCTAAGAGGAGTAGTTTTATCACCTTCTTTAATGTATAATATTAATTCCTTTCCTCTACTCTCCGCAGATAAACCAAAATAACCCGTAGGGTTCTCGGGTGTAATACAATGAGTTCCTTTGTGAGCAGGATTTTTTTCAATTTTTATATAATGAATCATAGGACCTTCACCTTGGCTACATTCATTTATATAATCTGCTGTTAATCTAAGTTCTGCTAATTCTGGCATATGTTAATTATTAAATCCTTTTATATGGATATTTAGGTTTGTTAAAAGTTCAGGAGTTCTTATTCCACTCCGGTTAATACTATCAAGTATTTTTTGCTCAGATTTTAAAATCCATGCTATCTTAAAATTATCTATTAATATTTTATAGATAGGTAATACTAGATCAAGATTATCAAGTTCATAAAGCTTTTTTGCTATTTGAGATATAGGAACAATATGCTCTAAATGAAATATACCATTTTTTCTACCGATATCTTTTAGTCCGCTTTTATTTGTTTGTTCTCTCCATGTAATCCACTTTAGCTTTTCTTCAGGATCATCTATATCTAGTTTAATAGCTTCCTGTAGAGCGGCGCTCGAATACATATAAGGGAGTCCTAATTCTTTAGGGGTATTACTATAAAACCTAATAAGTCTTGTTACAGTGTACTTAATCTCTTTGTCATTAGGATTATCTTTAATCCATTTCAATAAAGGTTGTAATGTTTTTGCATACAAAATTATTTTTTCTATCATATTAACCTTTCATA